CTAAAACTGAACTTAAAGATATGTATTTAAAAGAAGATATCACCTTTATTACGGATTATAGAGAAAATCGCATAGAAGAGTTTCAAAAATTTCTTAAAAATGATTAAATTTAAGACTTAATACATAAAATTATGTAATGAGTCATATAATTTTGAAATGTGTAAGAGAAGGTTCGAAAATAAGAGTTAAGTTTCATACATATGTGGCAGAAGATGGGAAAAGATATTCAGATGCTTATAACAACAATTATAATTGTCGATTTCGAAAAGATTTAAGAGAAGTTGGAAAATATTATAAAATTTTACCACAAGATTTGAAAATTACTAACAGAGGTAATAGTGTACCTTTTTACAGTGTTAAATCAACAAATGTACAAATAGTTAATGTTTTAGATACTATAAATGTATACAAGGTATCAGAATGTATAATATGTATGACAAATAATACAAACATAACTATTACTCCGTGTGGGCATCATTGTATGTGTGCTGAATGTTATGAACAAATGAGACATAGAACAAATATGTGTCCGTTGTGTAGAGTAACAATAGAACAAGCTATTATAAATTAGAAAGATATAGTTCTTTGTAAGAGTTAATTATATTTTTTGAGTCTTTTTTTTGGAATTTACATTTGAAATTTGTCATATGAATAATATATCCACCTTGATTAACATATTCTTCTACATTTAAACAATTATTGTTAAAATTAGTATCAACGATAATGTGCGTGTTCTCTTTCATGTTGTGAATATTTTTAAGATAAGTATGTCTAACAGCTGCTTGGTCCCACCCGGTCATATTAGTTTTGATGTTTCTACTTCTTTTTATAGGATAATTGCCTTCGTACAATTTATCATATAAAATATGGTTTAAAATTTTTTTGTTATTTTCAGTATTTTTCATAATAATAACACCGGAATTCAACAATGGTAGTGTATTTTTCCCTTTTAAATCAACCATAAATTTTGTATATGGGTATCCGGCATCTCTACAAATAATATAGTCTTTATTCTCAGATTGATTAATCCAATGTTCAATTTTTATAGAAGTGTTACAGAAAAATGCATCAGCATCAATCCACATTAAATAATCATGTTTGTTATTCTCTAAATGTTTATTAAGATAGTAATGTTTACACCAAGAAGAGTGTCTAATAGGTTCTTTTAGTTCTTTGGGTATATCATGATATACAAATAAATCATAATTATTTTTTTCACAATAAATTTTATTAAATACATAAGCATGTTTACCAATGGAATAATCTTCAGTAAAAAACATTATAACACCTATTTTAACCATTATAGGGGATTTGATATATTTTTATAAGAATAAAAAATACAATAAAAAACTTAAAATTGTGTGTTTTTCCAAATATTTATAATTTTTGGAGGTTCCCAAATATTGATTATTTTTTGAGGAATAGAATTTATAACAGCTTGTAACTCATTATTTGCTTGATTTATTTGTTGTTGTTTTTTTGATTGAAGTTTTTTTAACTTTAGCTTTTTTCGATGAGCTGCAACTTCACGTTTTTTTTGGGCTAATAGTTTAATATGTGATTCCCAATTTTCGTCTGTGGATTCTTTTTTGTTTTTTGGAGGGGGGTTTGTAGTGATTTGATTTGATGATTGCTGATCAAAAAATGTTTGTTTTAAAATTTTTGTAGAAATATATAACGTATTATTTGGTATCATAACTCTTTGATGTTTGCCACGGGCTGCATTCCATAATAATTTACCTTGACAATCTTTATATATTGTTTCAATATTACGATGCCAACCTTTTGACCATATTATTGGTTTTGCATGATTTTTGTAGCCAGAATTTAATGCAATAATGTCGTTAGTTGTTGATATATTATTCCACAAAGGTAATGGAAACGTTTTAATATTATTTTTTTTCAATAAAAGAGAAAATATTGATTGACAATGTTTGTGTTCTATGAATTCTTTATGTTGATTATATTTATTATTATTATCAGAAAATAATAAAGGATTTAAACAAAACTGCAACCATTGTTCAATAATATTAATAGTAAATTGATTTTTTTTAACTAACAATATTCCACCATATGCTTGTTGCGTTTCATAATAAGACTCATGACAAACATTTAAATATTCAAATACAGATTTTTTTGTAAAATACTTTTCTAACCAAAAGTTGTGATGGAATCCAACAATTCCTTTTTCTGAATTATTACATAGATTAAATAGTTGTAATGTACCATTTTGATAAATATTATCAATATCAGAATCAGTCCATAATAAAACATCATTTTCATCAAGTTCTTTTAATTTGTTGTTAATAAAATAAACTTTGCATATCCAGGCAAAATATTTTTTATTAGTTAAAAGATGTAAAAATTTATTTTTGAAATTTGTATCTACATCTTTAAGATTATATACAATAAATTCATCTATAAGTTTGTTATTGTTAATACGTATTTTTAACTTTTTGGCATTAACTAGTCGGTTATTGCCTTCTTGATTTCTTAGTGCATCTGCAAAAGTTATATATATAAACTTTCCTTTTTTTATAGGTTCTGTATTGTATTCTGGAATTTGATTTTTTAAGATAATATTATAATTTTTTGGATTCTGATAATAAAAATTTCTGGAATGTTCAATATATTTTTTTAGCAAATTTAAGTCCATAATTTCATAATTGATAATAAAAATTCCAAATATTAAAAATTTAAGACTTTTCTAACTCATATTTTTTAATTATTTCCAAAGGAATTTTTTGAATATTAGGTTTTTTCTTTAAAACGACTAATCTATTATCTTCGGTTTTTTCTATAATATCATAATAGTCTAAAACAACACCATAACATTGAGTTCTATTAAGAAAGTCGTCAAACAAAATAACACAATCGTCTTTAATATATTGAAAGCATTTCAAACAGGATGCGGCACGAAAGCGTCCATCAATTAATATTAAGTCAATTTTCTCACGTTCAGTTTTTTTAAGATTACCTAATTGACTACTATATGATATTTTCTGATGTTCTGGACAGTTTTTATGTGGTTGACCCCAGTCGCCATATTTTGTACCTAATTCAATATAAAGCCATGATAAAGTTGGACTTACATGCATGGATTTTGTACCATCTTCTATCAATTTATTTAATGTATTTAAAAACTTAAGATCACTTTCAACTGAATAAATTTGCTTCAAATTTGGTTTTAGACTGGCAACATATGTTGACCCCCCCGATCCATATTCAAAATATACACTTGCTTTATCTAAATATTTGTTAAAAAGTATTTTATCTTTTGGTGCCATATGTGGTTGTTTCCATCCCATAATTGAATTAATAACTAAAAGTAAATAATACAACAATTTAAACGTATTTATAGATTAGATTAGCTACTGTAAAAATATGTTTTTAAAAGTATTGCTAATACTACAGCATTAATAAATAAACCAAGGATTTCTCTATATTTTAATTTCTTATCAAATCCAACTAACCATATCCAAATAAAATAAATCAGAATAAGACAAGTAAACAATATTTGTTTAAATAAAAGAGACCATTTTTTTAAGAAAAAATCTTGTGATGTTTCATTATTGATATTGTAATAATTAGATACAAAATTACTGGTATTTGCAAAATCTTCTATTATTGGTTTTTTAAAATTTAAACTATAATCTGGTACACATAGTTTTTCACTACGTATATAAGTTTCAGAACCTGGATTTAATTGAACAACCTTAACATCTTTCATAGAACAGCGCTCATTAACTATTGAACCGGTACCATTAATACTGCTAATAAGTTCTACTGGTTCAAAAGAACCTAAATCTCCTATAACACTTGGTATTAATCCTTCATTGTCTTTTTTTGGAGTGGGAAGATTATTAACAATTATATTACGTGGTTTATTAACACATTCTGGGCTACTTTCTGGTCCACATAAACCACTTGTAAAATATGATGATTCACCAACTCTACGATCCTTTGGTGGACCTTTCTTTTTTGGGCAATCTTCTTTTCCTGTAATTAAAATACCGGCTGATCTACTAATGTTGTCTTCAATAAAATAGACAGCATCCAATATAGAAGCTTTTCCGACTTTACGTGGTAATTTAAGTACTGGAGGTATTCTATCTTTATAATCATATTCTGGGTCTATAGGTTCTTGTGGTTCAGTTTCTTCCATTATAATAATATTGAAAAAAAAAGTATTATTGTATATTATGTTTAGAACACTTTCTTTGGCATTGTTATTAATAGGGATAGTTTTTATTACAATTGGTTATACGAAGATGACTATAAACTGTCCTGAAAAAATACAGTATCGTTATATTCCACGTAAAATTTATGAGGAACAAATTTATGATCAAGATATAATGGGTCAATTTAAAACGATGTTTAATGACAAAGATCCATATTTAAGATAGTACTTAATTTATAATCAATAAAAACAAAGTAATATTGTATGAGATTCGAAATGTGTTTTTGTAGAAGTAAATAGTGGAGAATTATTAGATAAGGTTACTTTATAATCATCATCAGTATTTTTAGATAAATGTGTTATAATATCTTTACCATGACCTTTAAAATTCTTGTATGTTTTTTTCTTTTTGGGTAAAATAGTTTTAATCAAATTCGAATCAATAAATTTTCCAGTTTTTTTATAAAAAATAAGACAGTTATTTGGTGTATCTTTATTCCAATTTTCAAATTTGGCGTTACTAACTATTGATTTATTTATTTGTTTAAATCCTCCAACAGCATTCAAATTGTGTATATAATTTTGTGTAAAATCATGTTGATAACTTGCAACTAAAACTCCAGAACTCCATACTCGAACTCCACCAATATCTTCGTCATCTGTTGTTTGGGGATATAATTCAATAATAATAGTGGAATCTTTATTATTATTCTGAAATATATTTTTACCAATTTCAATTTGAAGAGCATCATTATTTCCATGTGTTTTAGTACTATCATCTCCTTTATCATCAATAAATATACTATGTGGTTCTATATTCCCATCTCCCATATGTATTAATAAATTATCATTAGAATTTGCAATAAATATACCATTATTTGTATCGCCTATTTCAAACAATAAATTATTTGTTGATTGTTTTAAATCATCTTTTGGTATTAGTTTTGGTTCATCTTTTGGTTTTGATTTTGGTTTGGGTTTGGGTTTGGGTTTAGGTTTCGATTTTGATTCATCCTCGCTTTTTGGTTTAGGTTCATCTTTAGGTTCGTCTTTAATGACTGGTTTAGGTTCATTTTTAGGTTCGTCTTTAATGACTGGTTTAGGTTCATTTTTAGGTTCATCTTTAATGACTGGTTTAGGTTCATTTTTAGGTTCATCTTTAATGACTGGTTTAGGTTCATTTTTAGGTTCATCTTTAATGACTGGTTTAGGTTCATCTTTAGGTTCGTCTTTAATTACTGGTTTGGGTGGATCTTTTGGTAGTACTGGTTTAGATTTAGAATCTTTTTCACCAGCTAAATGAAAATATTGTATTGCTTGTAAAATATCAGTATCTAAATCTGAATTATTTTTAAGGAGTTTGGTAACCCCCTTTTCAGATAAAGATTGTAATAGTTCAATTTTTTTTCTTTTCAAATAATCAGACATTAATGATTTTGTAAATATTTATTATACCTTTCTATGAACGCATATGAACAAAATCTAAATACCATCTTTTATCTTCAAAATCTTTCAGCTTTGAAATGTCCAGATAAATTCCTATATTGTCTGTGAATTCCATTAGATGTTTTTTGAATAGTGGTATATCTATATTATTTTCAATAAATGGATTTTGAATTATATGAGTAACAACTAATACATTTTCAGATTCAATATCTAAAAAAATAAAAATTTTTGGAGATTTCATTGTATTTTGAATATAGTCGTTATCCCAACCTATATACAAACATTTGTCATTTCTTAGTTTAGTATATTTAATAGATTTATGAAGATTTCTATTAATTGACAGCCAGTGTTTTTGATTTAATGAGCCATATTTATGTAAATTAATTTGAGTAACACTATATTGAATTAAAGGATTAAGTTCCTTAACAATTTGTGATGGATTATATCTGTAAAAAACGTTCGAAAAAGAATTAGAAAGGTTAATAATTGAAAAAAGCAATATAAAACAAAATTTCATTTACTATAAGCTGAAAATAGATTTTAATTCTTATATTTTAATTAATATAAGTATAATTTGAATGAAAGATAAGCAAAGTTTGTTAAAAACGTGGATATGTCATGCAACTGTTTATAAATGGTTACACGATAGGTCTGCAAAATCGATGTTTAAAAAAAAATTATGTATTTCAGTACCATTATTGATTTTGAATACATTGGGTGGAATAATAGTATATAAGGCTGATAGTTTTATGACAAGTAGTAAAAGATTATTAATATTCGAATGTGTATGTGGTTCAATAAATATGTGTTGTGTTATGTTGACAGGAATAAAGGATTATTTTTGTTTTGGAGAGAAGAGTGAACTTCATATTCAATCTTTTCAAAATTGGACAAAATTCAAAAATGAAATATATGTTGAAATGGTTTTACCAACAATATCAGAAGAAGAGTTTTTGGCTCAAATGAAAATACGTTATGTTGATTTAATAAGTTATGGTCCGACTATTCCGAATGAAATAATAAATATTTATGTTAAAAAATTTAAAGAAGATATAAAACAAACAGAATTTCCATTACCAGATATAATTTATTCTGGATATTTGAAAATTGATAAAGAATATATAGATTTAGATTCAATAGTATAAAGAAGGTAATAGGATAGCGAATATTAATATTGTGAACATAATCATAATAAGTAAATAACAACATATTTCAGCAAATTCCTTATTAGAATTAAGATTATTATCATTTTCCGAATCAGATGAACTTTCGCTTATCATATCATGTGAATTTGCGACTATTTCGACAGAATTATCTTCATATCTACAAAAAAAACAAGAATTTGAATATGTACACCACTCTGAATAACATAATTGACATGATTGTTGTTTACAACAATTTGTTACAAAAAAATTTTGATCGTTTAATATACAAAAACAAACTGGACAATTAGCCATTTATCATTATTAAATGGATTAGAAATTTTTCTATAAATATATGCTATATAATATGCCACCATGTATCGTCTTCTATGTCTAGCACTCCTCCCAATCGTCAATTCTCTATTCCATAGCCAACATATACGACAATCGCTGACACAACGGAAGGGCTTCTTCGACGACGCCTTCAGAAACGAGTCTTTCGACACAAAACCTGATGGTTCAGGCCTGTCTACTCAAAAGAAGAGTGTGCCAATCAAAATTGGTAGCAAGACACTAATGGCTATTCCTGGTCAGCGCATGAAGGACATACTCATCGCAGCGAAGGCCCCTATCAAATTCAACTGTGAGAATGGTCAGTGCGGTATTTGCGAATCGAAGGTGGACGGTAGAATCACCCGCGTCTGTGTGGCGAAGATTCCTAGTCGTGGGTGCACCATCACGCGGAAGTAGTGTATATATTGGAAAATAATTCTATCTATTTTCCTATTATACTATTATTTTTTGGTAGTTTTAGTGCTTCTTTTTCTTGGTTTAGAATTTTTGACAACAGTATCATCAATACTAATTGATTTAAGAAGATGTTTTGCGACTTCTTTATCAAGTATCTGAAGATCATTTAGCCAAATATCTTCGATAGATTTATCAAATAATATTTTATGTTCTTCCTTTTTATCAGTAAATGATTTATTAAGTTGTTCTACCATATCTTTAGTAATTTGATACATTGGCATACCTATCAAATAGTTATAACCATTATTGTCATCTAGCTTGAAGTCTTTTTTCTCAAGCCATTCTTGCAATTGAGATTTTGTATGTTTACGAATATCAAGAGTATCATTAATTACATATTTAATGAAACGAACCTTTTCGCTAAGTATGTCCATTTCATTTTGAAGTTTATTAAGGATATAATCCTTGCGTTGAACATAAATTTTACGTCTATATAATATAAATTCTTCAAAGATCTCTTCTGGAGAACTATATTTTTTAACAGCATCTGTTTCTGCAGAATACAAATGCATATTTGTCAATGAAATTTTTCCAACTAAACCAAACTTTTTTTCAATATTGTCACTAAATTCTTTTCTTCTTTGAATAGATGCTGCGGTTTTCAACCAATTATGTAGAACATTGGGATCAACTTCAATTTCAAAATGAGCTTTTGATTCAGTGCTTTGACTTCTGTAATTTTTAACACCAATAAATTCAGTATATTTAGGTGTTTTCTTATCAGTTTTCTTATCTTTATTAGGACTATTAAGTTCTGTTACAATGTCGTCTAATTTTTTTTTAAATTTATCAATCCACGTTCCAATTGGTAGTTCAGATATAAGAATTGTCTTGTAATTAATAATTTCATATCTGCCTTTTGTAAATACTTCACCGTTAACAACTTTAGTTACTCCGTCGAATCCATGAAAATATGGGATTAGACTTGGTAAAGGTTTATTAGTAAGTTTGTTAATCATGTATTTAACAATTGTCTTTGGATTATAGGATGGAATAGAAGTACTATAACCCGTTCCAATACCTTTGTTCCCATTACAAAGAATGAATGGAATAATAGGAGCATAATACTTAGGTTCTACTTTCATACCATCATCATCGAGATAATCTAACACGAAATTATCTTCTGGTAGAAATATTTTTTGTGTAATATCAGATAAAACTGTGTGTAAATAACGAGGGCTACCGGCATCTTTACCACCAAGTAGACGAGTACCAAATTGTCCATTCGGTTCAAGCAAATGAATATTATTAGAACCGGGATAGTTTTGAGCCATTGTAATAATAGCTTGGTTAAGCGACTCCTCACCATGATGATAACCACTATGTTCTGATACATAACCGGCAAGTTGGGCAACTCTTATTTCAGATTTTAGTTTTCTCTTGAAACATGAGTATAAAATCTTCCTTTGAGATGGTTTAAATCCATCCATAAGATGAGGTACAGATCTATATAAATCATAGTTAGAAAAGTGAATCAATTCTTTATTGATAAAATCAGTATAAGGAACCAGTTCCTCTTCTTCTAAAACTAGTTTCTCATCTCTGCGGCCAAGCCATTTTTTTCTATCATCACTTCTATTACCATTAAATGCCATATCAATTGAATCAGATGAACTAGTGTCCCAAATATAAGTCATTTTACACATATTTCTGAAATATGATTTCGCCTCAGCTGTAGTACTTGTACCAAGCCCTTTGAAATATTTTCCCCTCCAGCCTAACTTCTGATAATTAGGATTTTTTGTTTTCCATTCTTCATATTTTCTTAATGAATAGAACAAAATTTCTTTCTTCTTTTGAAGCATCTTAACAATCGGTGTTTGCATACAACACAAAAATCCCTTAATTTGAAGAAGTTCTGGCCAGAAAGTTGCTAACCAATTAATAATAAGGCCTTTAATATGACTTCCATCAAGATCCTGATCCGTCATAATCATAATATGACCATATCGTAATTTAGATACATCTTTATACTTCGCATCTTGTTCTAGTGCCAGAATTTGTTTCATATGGATTAGTTCAGCATTATCCATAACTTGTTTTAATCCACTCTTTGACAATATTTTCTCACGAGCGTTAATTACCTTACCACGAAGTGGAAATACACCATAGAAATCTCTACCAACAACACTAAGTCCTGCAATAGCCATTGCTTTAGCAGAATCTCCTTCAGTTAAAATAAGAGTACAATCCTCCGAATGCCTACCACCAGCTTCATTGGCATCGTCAAGTTTAGGAATACCAAAAATACGATTTTTCTTCTTACCATCGGTTTTTTTTATAAGTTTTGACTCTTTAAACTGATATGTTTCAAGAACACGTTCCATAAGACCAAGTTTTACAAGATTATCAAAGAACTTGTCTGTAAATTTACAAGAAGAGCCGAATTTAGATACTTGAGTTGTAAGAAAATCCTTTGTCTGACTATCAAAAGATGGATTAACAATAATACAATTTACAAATACAAATATATGTTCACGGATATAACTTGATTTTACAGTAATCTTTTCCTTTTTTTTAATCAATTCCACAATTTTTTTACTAATCATATTTACAATATAATCAACGTGTTTACCTCCCTTGGTAGTATAAATTCCGTTTACAAATGAAACTTGTTTGAAATCATCACTCAGTCCAACAGCAATTTCCCACCGTTTCCCTCCCCTTTCATATACAATTTGAGATGATTCATCAAAATATAATTCGCAAAAGTTTTTGAAACGTTTTACAGGAACTTCTAAATCATTAAAACTAACACTTAACTTATCCCCACAACACGCTGAAATTTCATATGCTCGTCTTTTGAATATATCAATCATATCTGGAGTCCAACCTGAAAGACCAAAACGTTTGAAATCAGGAAGAAAACTTACTCTTGTAAACTCTTTTTCCTTCGCAGATACAGATTTGATAATTGGTTCATGACGAACTTGCATATTGTTAGACCATTTCTGAATATAACGTTTTTTCTCCTTAGTATCAACTGTTTCAACTTCAAACCAGTCCGAAAATATATTCGCAAGTTTTGCTCCATATCCATTTTTGCCGCCTGTAATTCGTTCTTCATCTTCAGTATAGTTTGTGCTTGTTAGTAATTTACCAAAAATCATCTCTACAGCATAGATTCCTTGTTTCGGAATAATAAGTACGTCAATTCCCTTACCATCATTTTTTACTGTAACTACTCCAGATTCTTTATCTACACACATAGAAATTTGTGTTACTTTGTGTTTTGCTTTAGTATCACAAAGACGAATAAATTGATCCCACGCATTTACCACAACTTCATCAACAATTTTATAAAGTCCGGGAATATATGATAATTCAGATTGAACCATCTTGTCTTCATTAATTTTCCAAGACAAAGAATTACATAACTCAACCGAACCAATATAAGTATCTGGAATTTTATAGATATGTTCACGATGTGTATGTGATTTATATTTAGCAATTGTTTTACTTTTGTCTTTGTCCATATTATATATTTATTTAACAACTCTTATTTGATTTGAATATTACAAACTTATTCATTTTTATTATATTTACTAAAAAAATTCTTATTTTATCTTAAGAATTCTTTTAATTTTTGTTAAAAGAATTTTGTTTGCTGGTGTAGCGTGAACATTATTGTTTTCAAACTTTGCAAGTTCTTCTTCTTTCATATTTAGTTTACATGCTAATTGTTTTCTTGACAGTTTATTTGCAATTCTTCCTTGCATTATATTTTTCCCTTCCTTCAGTTTTATAATTTTAGATGATTCAGTTGCATCATCTAATTTTCTGGAGTTTGGTGGAATATTTTTAAAATTTAATGAATTTTTTTGATAGGATACAGATTGTCCTTTTCTTTGAGCTGTTTGTTTTTTTAAAAGAATCTCTTGACTAGTAAGAGAACCACCACTTTTTCTTCCAATATCAACTGATCTCCAATCTTGATGACTCATATTAATTTATAGTTAATTATGTTTACATAAAAAAAATATATTCAATAATATGAGAATTATAAATTTGTTATTTTTAACAAATTTATTGAAAATCTCATATGCATTTAATAAACCAATGTTAGATAAACCAGAAGCACCTAAACCAGTAGAAGCAAGACCAACCGCCAAACCATTAACTATAAGATTTCATACACCTGTTACTTCAGACTCATGTAGCAAATTAGCAGAAGCATTAGTGCAAATGGATATACAATCAAAACAATTAGAAGCTTCTTTTGGACAAAGAATGCCTGTAAAACTTCATTTACAAAGTTTAGGTGGTGAATTATTGCCTACATTTTATATATGCGATTTGATACAAAATTTAGATACTCCCGTCCATGTTTATATTGATGGATTTGTAGCATCGGCGGCTTCTCTTATGGCAATTTGTGGAGAAAAACGTTTTATGACAAAAAATTCATGTGTATTGGTTCATCAACTAAGGGCCGTTTCTTCGGGAAAGCTTAGTGACATGAAACAAGAAATTGATAATTTAAACAATTTTATGGGAAGTTTAAGACAAATATATTTAGAAAATAGTAATGTTAAAGAGGAGGAATTAGATGATTTATTAACATCTGAATTGTGGCTTGATTCCGAAAAATGTCTTGAATTAGGATTTGTTGACGAGATTTTAGGATGTTAGATACTAATTATTCATTAAAATCAAAATTTGATGAATAAGCAGTCTCATTAAATCGATTATTATTCAAATTATTCTTGATATAATAATCTCTGGCCTTTTTCGAAAAGTTATCTGGATTTGAAAATTCTTCAATTGGCAATTGTTTTACATTATAAACATGAGAAAACCGGTCTGCTTTTTGTAAATATGTTGAACAATCTCCATGTAATGTCGTTAATAATTGTGAATTATTTGGACCTGAAACTTGACAGGCTTGAACCCCAATTGTGTTTGTATTACATGTACATTTTTCTAGTTCAAATTCAACATATTCACCTTTGTATAATGTGTGAAATTCTTTTTCCGATAATTTTAGATTAGACCAGTGAACAAAAACATCACATTCTTCAGATCCGTTTTTATGAGTTATAAATCCATAACCCAGTTTACTATTAAACCATTTTACTCTTCCAATTAATCTATCGTTATTATTACTAGTCATTGTCGTATGTTTAGAAATTATAATTAACAAGTATTATTCAATTTTTAGAATACAATTTTTTATCTATTAAAATTTACTCTAAAAAATATAGGCTATTTATAATAGTAATATGAATTTAGCATTCTTATTTTCAAATTCTAATTGTGTATTCATTTCAATCCTTTTTATTGTATTAATTGTTATTGTTTGTACATTTTTTAAAAATACTAAAGAATCATTTAATGACCAGAAGGTATGTATAAAAAGTTCAAATTTTGGAGGGGCAGTGGATTATTCGTCTCTTGGCCTAACTCATAATGGTGGAAAAGACTGGATGAACCATGCATTTGATATGGCCGGAGACGATGAAGAAGAAACCGATCCAGCAGAGTGGGAAGACGCTCGGAAAAGTGACTTCATTAGCTATTGGCACGATCAAAGTAAGTGTATATATAAAGGATGTACCGATCCAAGTGCAACTAATACCTTTAACACTACAAGCATTGCCAAAGACACTGATTATAAAGAAATTGAACACGCTGAAAGTAAGTGTAATTATCCTCAAAAATACTGTGTACAGGAAATAGCTGCTGCACAGACTAGTCATCCTGATGGTTTAGAACTTGATACATCTGATGTTAAATATTACGCTGATTTTGGTCCGATGGATGATGTGATGATGGAGGCTACCATCGCCACCGCCAAATCAGCGCATGACCCAGAAAAATGTAAATATAAAGGATGTATAGAACCTGGTTACGAAAACACTATCGAATCACCTCCAGATAATGTTGAGAATGATCAAGCATTGTGTGGTAATAAGGTTGAAGATTCTAATAATTGTGCTGATGGGCAACTAGAGTACAATGGAAAGTGTTATCAACATCATACTACAATAACCTCAGAAGGCAAGAATTGTAGTTATTTGAGTAATGGTAGTAGTCGTGATAAAAAAAAATGTGATCCTGATCACGGTGAAGCTGGTAGAGAAGCTGGTAGATATTATAAAAATAATGAAGGTACTAAAATATTTTGTGAACTTGTAGACAACAACTGTAGCGCTGTCGACCATAATCACCCACAAGCGAGATGTATAGATGTTGGGACTTGTCAAGAAGTTATTGGTAGTGGTGGTGCGAGTGAAAGTTGTCCTGAAAAATGTTATGGTTGTGACCAAACTCCGCCAAAAAACAATTGCTCTCAAGTCGGGGAAGCCAGATGTACAGAAGGCAGGTATGTTTGTAACGAGGGCAAAGTTATTGACGGCCAATGCCCTGAAGCTGATAGAGTTGGATGTACATGGGATGGTACTAATTGTGTGCCTAGTAACGATTGTGAAGGTGTAGCCACTGGTGAGAGCCAATGTCACGCGTTGCTAAACGATACTGAATGCGCACAATGCCCTGGAGCTAGGTCCGAAGTGACAGGATTATATGACGATGATCGCGGCTTGGGTTGTGGGAGATTAGGTGAAGACAGATGTACAGAACGATATATTAAAAGTAGTAATGGTGATGAATATATACAATGTAAATGGGTAAGCGGGGCATGTGAAACGGACGACGAAAACCCATGTGGAGGTATACCACCTCCAGACACTGTAGAAAGTACAAATGATTCAGTAGAATACTGTGTTGAAGATCAAGCCACTACACCTGAAACTGGGAAACAACTTGATACAAGTGATGCTAATTATAAGACTATTTCAGAATTAGGGAACACTGAATACGTTCATGATCAGAGCTTGTGTTCATATATAGATGATCCATCCATTGATTCTTCTAATGGCCCTCCAACATACTGTGTTGAAGATCAAGCCACTACACCTGAAACTGGGAAACAACTTGATACAAGTGATGCTAATTATAAGACTATTTCAGAATTAGGGAACACTGAATACGTTCATGATCAGAGCTTGTGTTCATATATAGATGATCCATCCATTGTTTCTTCTAATGGCCCATGGTGTGTTGAAGATCAAGCCACTACACCTACAGGGAAAGTACTTGATACAACTGATGCTAATTATCGGACAAAGAATCAATACGAACTTCACGAATATATTACGGGAGAAGAGATACCACACTCGGAAGATAAGTGTAGATATATAGATGATCCATCCATTGTTTCTCCTACACCACAATGGACTAAAGGAAATGATTGTGTGGAGTGGGCAGATGCGCCGCGTTATACAGGAGACAATACAACATCCTATTATAAGCCAGTTTGTAATAATGCTAATAAAAAAGTTTTAACTAAAGATGAATGTCAAAAAGCCGCAGACAGTAGGGGACTGCAGCTCGGTGGCTATTCGCCGACCGACTTGGAAAACTTAATGAATAACGCTCCCAATAAATGTCATAGACCATATGGATGTTTTACTGACGAAGGTTTGCTGGATTATTATTTTTATAATGAAGATCCTAAATGTAATACAACTAAGTTAATCGCCGACCTTGTGGATGCTGTTGATTTAGACGATCTTAATACAGCGCTCTCTCATGCAAATACATATTTGACTAATTTCAATACCGATACAACAGATGATGACTACATAGCAGTGAATGCCGCGAAATCCACCGCAGAACAAGAAAAAAACCTTCTGCAATCAATTAACACCGGCACATCCGATAATAATAAAACTCTTACTGAAAATATAATATATGGGAGTAGTTTGGGGGTTGACACAAGTATCTTGACTAATGCTGCGGACAAAGCAATAGAAGATCTTGTGAAAAAATATTCGGCGACGGCACCAGATGATATGATAATGGAAACAAATGTTGAAAATTGTTTAAATGAATGCAATATGCTCGATAATTCAGGAGTTTGGGATCATGTTTCTGATAAACATAATATACCACAAAGTAAAACGGGGTTTGGAACTTTGAATTATTGTGATTACAAGTGTCAAAATATGAAAAAATATTGTTGTGACAAAGACTCCTCCGGTGCTCTCGGGTGTGAAGGAGGTGACAATTCTAATATTTACTTAAGCGATAAAAAAATATGTTATAAAAAAACTGGATCAACAAACAATGATAATGGGTGCAAAGCAATAAATAATAACAATTGTGAATTCGAATACCCCTTTGACGTAAATAAGAATGAACGAATGAGCAAAAGATTAGTTAGAAATCCTAACACTGTGGGGGCATATGCATATGTATATGGTAATTACCCAATTGATGACGACTTCGAGGAATACGAAGAGGAGCCAAGAAAAGTCAAAGAATATTGTAAGCCAGATGAGATAATGGGTCAAAATAAATGTATTAATGATTCAGATATAGTGACTAAGATGGAATATCAACAATAATATACCTATTGGGCTATGTATAAAGAAATAAATTATAAAAAGCCCAATTTGTGTATATTTGTATAAATATAATAAAGTTTAAGTAAAAATATGGTAAAATGTCCAAAGGAGGTAATATTTAGTGGAGGAAATTTTGCAACAATATCATTTTTAGGATGTATTCAAGCATTAATTGAAAATAAGGGTTTTGAAATAAAGAGTATAAAACGGTGGGTTGGTACATCTGGTGGTGCAGTAATAGCATTTTTGTTAGCAATTGGTTATAATCCAAAAAAAATTTTAAATGTTATAAAAGAAGTGCCAATATCAAAAATAAGTAAATTATCATCAGATAAGTGGTTAACATTTTTTGATAAATATGGTTTACATGATACAAAATGTTTCAGAGATTTACTAAAAATATTTTTAACCCATTTAGATTATTGTGAAAAAATAACTTTTATGGAGTTTTATGAAAAAACAGGAATAGATTTAGTATTTACAACTTTTTGTTTAAATACTGATTCATTAGAAATATTGAATTATGAAAAAACCCCGGATTTAAAATTACTGGATGGTTTATGTATGGCTATTGCTGTACCGTTTCTATTTTTACCAGTATATTATAGAAATAGAATGTATGTGGATGGGTTTCTTGTAAGTAATCATCCGATAGAAATGTGTTCTTGTAATGGAAAAGAATCAATAAGTTTTAGTTTAAAAAATTCAAAAAAATATTATGATAAAATAGATTTAGTAACTTATTTAAGAATTTTGATAAGATCACCATTAACAAAGTTACAAATAGTAAACTTGAAATGTTATAAGGGTAAAAACTATTCAATATTATGCGATCATGAATTTGATGCATCTTTTGAAATAAGTCCAGAAATAATTCAAAAATTTTATGATTGTGGATATAAAACAGTAAAAGAAGAGGCTGTTATTAAAGAAGAGGCTGTTATTAAAGAAGAGGTTGTTACTAAAGAAATAAAAAAAAGAGGAAAAAAGAAATGTGTAAAAGAGAATAAAGATTAGTGTTCTGATTTATTAATAAAAACATATTTTGAAGCGGCACCATATATGCGAAAAGTCCTTATTATTTTTGGAAAAATAGCGATAAATGTAAAAAGAAGGAAATAATTCTGATAAGAATAAATAATTTGTAAACAATTCATTAACCAATAATATAAACAATTTACTTAAGTTGTGAACGATTCAATAAAAGTAGAATAAAGATGTATAAGTTCGAATTTACCTAAAGAATTTTGTCTAACAGTCATAGTAGATAGTGAATAATCCAAATTGTTAAAGCGTTCTTTCAATAAATCGATATTTATATTAGCTTTAATGAAATGCCAACTTTTAGGTCTAAGATTTTGTAAATTTTGGTGTACAATTTGTCCGCATTTTCCACCATATGCTCTAATTGCAAAGTCCGCTCCTTGTGGTACTGTAGGTTGATTATTATTGTCTTTTTCACCATATGGTATGAAATCAAAATGTGGATGAGTTTTGTTATATACAAAAATTTGTCTTGGAGTAGATGAGCGAATCCATATTTGGAAGCAACATTTAGCACTCATTTTTGGAGTGAAACAGCAAGGATTAAGTGGTAAATCTTCAGAATATTGTAATATAAAGTTAAGATTGAGCTTATTTTGTACACTAACTTTATTGAATGTTCTTGGTATTATAAAGGCAATAACATCAGAAAACTGTGCACATTTATTGAAAAATTTGATTGCAAGTGATGAGACTCTTCCAAATGGGGGATTTCCAATACAAATATATGATTTATTGGCATCAGGAGTATATGAAAGAAAATCTTGCTTAATTATGCCTTCATATTTTGGCTGTATATCAAGTCCGATTCTTTTTTGTGGGTTCATAAGTTTATAAAATGAGCCAGATCCAGCAGATGGTTCAAGTTGTATGTCATATGATCCAATATTTACCTTTTTTTTAAGTGTTTCAAAACATTCAAGTGCAATATCCGGATTCGTATAGAATTGGTCCATGAATGATTATATGAAATGAATATTATATATGATTTTTGAAAATAGAATAAAGAGTGAACTTGAATTGAATGAATAATGAAAGTTCATCCGGAAATTGAAGACCGAATAACTAAGTATTTTTCTCAAGGGATGTTAAATACAATATTTTATGGTGGTAGGGGTGTTGGAAAGCATACATTGGTATTAAGAATGTTAAATTCTGGGAAAAATGAGAAGGAGAAAATAAGAACTTGGGAGGATACTGGTGTAAGATTTTATTCAACATCATCATATATACGTTTTGATGCGAAAGAGTGTGTAAGAAAAAAGGCAAATTTGCCAAAAATAATAGAAGAAATCGGTAGAACTCGTGATATATCAGCAGATTGTAGTAAAATAATTTATATTCGTTATTTAAATTATCTTGGTGAACAGCAAGAAGCTTTTAGACAATTAGTTGAAGATACATATTTGACATGTAGATATGTATTTACATGTAGAAATATTGACAGTGTAGATCCGGCTTTAAATAGCAGATGTTTTTTGATACGTGTACCTAGACCAAAGCCTGAAAAATTGTTGTATTTTTGTAAACAATTGATTGCAAATGATGATATGTGTTTATTAAAACAAATGGTAATTGAGTCTGAAGGTAATTTGAATAGTTTAAAAAATTTAACAATGTTACATAAAAAAATCTCAAAAAGAGAGGGATATGAAACATATGATGATATACATTTGGAAGTAGCAAATTCGATTCAGGAAAAGTTGACAAATGCGACTAATTTATCATCAATACATTCATTAGCAGAAAAGTATCATTATAGCGAATTATCAATTTTAGATATATGTCGTCGTATGAAAAATATGGATATTTTTTTAGTTAAATTACAAAAATATGCGGCAATATTGAATCCGTCTTTGTATGATACTATATTATTGTTTCTAAATATTACAATGGTGTGTAACAAAGAAATGAATTATTAAAAAGTTCCCAAATAATATGGATGCTTTATTAGTAAGTGGTGGATTAGCAGCCGGAGGCTGGCTTTTAAACGCAAAACAAGAAAGTGAAAAAAACACATCTCAATCGAAGGATATTTACGATAATCGTGTATTAGATTCAAAAATGTATGAAAGACAGACAATGGAAACTCATCTTGCGGGTAAAAATACGGTTAGCAAGTTATTGGAGCGCCCAGAAGCAAGTCGTTCAAGTAATATAGATAATATGAATCAGAGTATGTCATTAACAGGTGAGATTATGCGAAATGATGATTTTAAACACAACAATATGGTACCATTTTATGGTAGTAATGTGAAACAAAATACTGATTCTGATGCGAATAGTGGTCTTGTAGAAAGATATACTGGAGTATCAGACCTAAGTATTAGAAAAGAAGAAACTGCTTCATTGTTTGATTTACAACAAGAAAATATTTATGGTACGCAAAATGTGTCAGACAAGATGAGAGACCGTTATTCGGCATCGAATTTTAAACAAGGTGTGCCACTGATAGAACCTGTAAGAGTTGGACCTGGTTTGAACAAGGGTTATAGTTCACAACCATCAGGAGGTTTTCAGCAAAACGATGCATTGGATTATGCTCGGCAACCAACTGTAGATGAGTTGCGTGTAGCAACAAATCCCAAAATGAGTTATGAAGGTAGAATAGTAAGGGGTTTTAAGGGTACAAGACGTGGAATGACTCCAGTAGTAAATCAAAATAGAGTAATAAGATTTCATTCACATGGAGATATACCAAGAATGAATACAACAGTAGTAACAAGTGGTGAAACATCAAGAGAAGTATTCACAGATAAGCCAACAAATAGACAAGATACTTTATATTCTTATTCTGGTCCAGCGGGTCCATCAGTATTAAAGGGGGGTGAATCTTTAGAAGCTTATAGTAATCAAACAACTCACAAACAAGATTTGGAGGGTTATGGATTTCGTAATGCTACAAATCAAAATAGAGAGTCAAAATTAAAGATTCAGTATTGTTCTGAAGTTAGAAAAGAAGAAACAAAAGAAAAATCATATTTGGGACATGCAACAAGTTTGGTAAACAAGATTGTGGCACCAGTACAAGATTTATTACGACCAACACTAAAAGAAACTAATATTCACGATGGTTCTATTGAACGTAATTTTAGTAGTGTAAGAAAGAGTCAAACAATTCATGATACAAATGATGTGGCAAGAACAACATTAAAAGAATTAGGAATACATGATAATCGTTTAGGTTCAATAAATGTATCTGGTTCTGGAAGAGCAGAAGATCCGGCACCAACAAATAAAACGGCAAGAGAAACTCTAAAACAATGGATAGAGCATGCGAATCCAACTGGACCTGGAGTAAGAAATAGTGCTTATAATATTGATAATGCAAAAAAGACGGTAAAAGAAACTACTGGTGATAATAAACATAAGGGTATTGCGACTCAATCAAAAGGGGCTGCTTATATTACAAATCCGAAAAATGCACCCGAAACAAGTAGACAACATGTATCAACTACCGAATATTCGGGACAAGCAAATGGTAGAACTTATGGTGCATATTCTGTTACAGATACAATAGCGCCAGAAACAAATAAAGAAAATACTTCAAACAATTCATATATTGGTAATGGCCAAGGTGAAGAAAAACCCACATCTTACGCTGATATTTATAATGCTACATTGAATGATCTAAGAGAAGGAATTTCAAAAGGTCGTGAACCAACAAAAACAAGTATAAAACAAGTATCAGACGCAACACACATCGGAACTATGGAAGAAAGACAAGGACTGGAACAAAGAACTGTAATGAGTATGACACCAGTTCAAAATACAATGGCAGATTCTGATTCAGTAAATATGAAGACAAGCAAATGTCAGTTTGATACAAGTTCTCGTTTAGATTCTTCTAATGTTGATGCGTTTGTTGAGAATCCGTATACTCAACCTTTGGACAGCACTCGTTAAGTTTCCACATTTTACAAATACACGCATAAAGATAATATGGATCATGTTCAAAATGATTAAGATGTTCTATAGCATTACCAAGAATAATTGCGTAATCTATTTTAGATGAATCAAAACTAACTTGTTTGAATAATTGTTTTGCAATATCCATATGTGAATAACCTATATTTTCAAGACTATATAGTTGTTTAATACGTTTACTAAGACTATTGTCATATAATATGTCATTATATGAAAATGGCAAATGTGAAAATTCCATAATATCCTTTTTATTCACATATTTAACTTGTAAAAAATACAAAAATGTACATAATTTGCCTTCAGAATATTTTATACATTTATCAACAACTTTTTTATTGAATCTATAATTTTCCTTTTTAAGTATTTTTTTGGCAATATCCAGAAGATTTGCTTCAGATGGTGTTTTCATATTAAATGTGATTGCCCAAGATGATAAATCAATATGATGAGTGGATTCAAGTACACAAACAATTATTGAAGTTGTTGATAAAATATTATACAAAACAAACAAAAATTGGCTGGACATTTTATGTAAATTTTCTATAATTAGCCATTTATGAATACTATTTGTTTTTGAATTAATAAAACTATGTAATTTTTCTTTAGAGTCTATTGTTTTTAGAGAAAGATGATTCAACCATAATGTGTTTTCATTTGGCGTAACAGTATTTAAAAAAATTTTGATTAGAGTTCTTTTACCACTGCTAACATCACCAGATAGTACAAAATGTGAGAATTTATTAAGTCGAATCATATTTTTAAGATAAGTAACCACATTTTTATTAGAAGAAATTTCATCAAGTGTTTTAGGACGATATAATTCATACCAAGACATTAATACTAATTGTGTCAAAGTCTTTAATATAATATACAGGATAAATTTGTGACCCCCTAACCATTTTTATGGCTTACATATTAATAAAAATGATTAATAAACAGGTGTATTTAGTAAAATAAAATAAAATTACATAAGAATGTCATTAACATATTGCGAATTTTGTAATAAAAAGAAAATGGTATTAATGACTTGTACTTGTGGAAAAACATTTTGTTTAAAACATAATTCACCTGAAAAACATAGATGTGAAAGAATTTTAAAAAAAGAAACAGTAATAAAAGATTACGAATTAGAAGCAACAGGTGCGTTCAAAAAAGTAGAAAAGATTTAAGTACGTTCTGAAATTTGTTTATACGTAATTGGTGGAATTGGAGATAGTTCGTTTTGAATAGCATTTTTGTATGGGAAATTGGAAGATACATATTCATATTCAATACGAGTAGTATTTGTAGGATTTGAACTAAATTTTTTAATAACAGAAGATCCATATTTGTTCCAAGGATGGAAAGCTTCTCTTTGAGTGAAAAATTGTACAACCGACAAACTTAATAAAAACAACAAAGTAAATCTCAAAAATAATTCAAGTGTGCACATAATATTAATAGTATATATATTTAATTAGAATAAGCTGTACCGGCCATACCTCCTGTAATTCTAAGAATATTATAATTAACTGCAAAAACAAATACGTTATAATCAGTTTTAAGAAGGTTATATTTTTCGCCTTTATGGGGTAAAATATTGTTGATTGCAATATTATTAGATGCCGGGTGTAATTCATTAGTTTCAACTTCTAATTCTATGGAACCAATTCTGGACATATTACATGCACCAGAAGGTTGATTTGAATATGGATCAAGACAAAATGAATAAATACTAATACCTGGTTTATCACATTTAAATTTATGTTGATATAATTGTAATCTTTCAAAAAAAGTAGCATTTCTGGAAGAATATCTTTCGACACCATCAAATAATATGCGACTATTTTTGATTATAGTTTCTGAAAAATAATCGAAATTAAATTTAGTTGGTAATAAAGGATATTCAAATTTTTTTAAACTATAGTTTCCATGATCAAAATCCTCAAAAAAAGTTTTAAACTCATCTCTTAGACTATTATTTGTCTGATCTATTGCCCATGTTGGTAAACCAGTGGTTTGGTCAATAGAATAATTCCTCATAGCTAAAGAAACTTCATCAAATGATACGAAATTACCATTATCGTCTGTAATATAATTACCGCTATCATATTTTTTATAATATAGTTCGTCTTCGTTATCAGCTCCAGTATTTTTGATATAAATTTTAGACTGAGGTGGAATATATTCATCTTTCCAATTAGTATAGTTATTATGTCTGTTGAAAACAGAAGAAATATCAGATCTTTGTGCAAACCATACCATATATTTAACGGGATGATTGAATTTTAAATTAAGTGACTTAGAGCCAGAAATACCAAGAAAAGTTTGTCTATTGACTTGTTCTATTAAATATTCATGATTATTGCTAGCGAATTGTCTTCTTTCATCTTCATCTAAGTAAATATAATTAACAAGCAAATGAGTATCAATGTTCCATCCTTCCATATTTTTAACACCATCGGATAAGGTGTTACCGTTAATAAAGTTTTTTGAAGGAATATTTGTAATAAAATTTCCAATATGATGGTCGTCTATTAAAACATTGGGTGCAATTCTGGATTTAAATTTATCGGAATTTGGGTTTGTATCTATAATAGTATACAATTCTGATATAGGTCTTAACTTGAATTCGATCTGTACATCATGATATTGAAGAGCAATAAGAGGTAAAGCAAGTCCTGGATTTGTTGTAAACCAGAATGGAATTGGAACATATATTTGTCTTCCTAAAATAGATGGTGGTTGTAAATATGGATTTTTTTTGAATTCAGAAAATGAATAATTCGAAGAATCGGGATTAGTATTTTGGGTTGGATCAAGTGATGATGTTGGATAAAATCCATTATTAATTCCGTCATGAGCGGGCATAAAAACTTCTGGTGCATGACCCGTCATTCTATCAAATGCATTTTTACCGCCAGTATCTAAAAATAATTCATGCCATATTTCTATCCATTGGCCATATAATTCACTAACTTTATTACCACCAATTCTAAGAACACATTCTTTAATAACTTGTGAACCAAGATTTGGAATCCATTGAAATTCATAGGCAGTATTATATTCAATAGTATCAACAACTATTTTTTTGTATCCCGAATATATGTTAGGTATATTGAATGCAAAATAAACCTTATCGATTAAGTCGGCATTTCTTGGAATTTTACAACGAATTGTGCTATCAACTGCGGAAGAGGTGTATAAAAGACCTTGTGGACCATCAAAATCAATACGTATATTTTCCATAGCAAAATTAGTATGTCTTTTGTATACAGATTTGAAATAAGTTATTTGTGGATTACCATTTAAATATATATTTTGAGCACCATATCTAAGTAGTTGTATTTGTCCTCCACCCATATTAAATATAACTGGTATATCTTTTCCTTAAATTTAAATGTATAAATTTATTTAAGACCAGTACATTTTTGTGTATTACATGTATTAATATCTTTTTGAGTTCCACAAGAAGCACCGGCTTTATATTTCATTTGAACTTCGTTGTTTTCTACAGGATATCCTGGGAAACCAATTCTACCAAAATTCAAGTCATGTCTCTTGTTTTGACTTAAAATAGCCATAAGTAAACTAATACCAAATAATACTAAAATTAATAGATTAACTGTCATAATAGTTGGAAGAGAATAACCGAGAGACATGCTTAAATATCCGGTAATAATAAATAAACTAATACATAACAATGATGAATTAAGTATTTTGTTTAGAAATTGTCTTCTAAGTAACATATCGGTATTAAGTTGTGATTGACGAAGAAGTGTGGAATTGTCATCTATTAGATTAATATATTCATGATTACGATTGGCACGGATTTTTTCATATAAATCATGTAATTGGTTGGAATCTGTGTGCCAATTTTCTGTTGCAAATTCAGCACTTTTTTGTACATCATCAATATGAACATTCTTTTCAAATTTAGCACGTGAGGCTCTTCTGTATAACTGAGCAAAAAAGTTACTTTCTTCTATTAGTTGATTATGATAAGCTTTTGTAAAAAGAGATGAATATACTTTATAATAATATTCCGGATTATGGGTTACAACCATTTCCCATATTTCTGATCCTTCTTTGTTAGTATCAGTTTCTCTATCTCTAATAGCTTTTAAACCGTTAAGAAGGTTGACAAGCTTTGGAGTTTCATGGTCTACAGAGCTTAGCATGGTTAAAAAATCATTTAGTTCCGAATCACTTTCTAAAGGAAGTGGTGTGTCTTGGTAACTATATAAATACGGTGTATTTTGGAGAAATGTAGGATTTTCTAAAGCGGCACCATCATCTTCTAATACAGATGTCATTAATATTAACACGTATTATTTATTTTGCGGTTGCACAAGATGGAGCTTGTTGACCAACATTTAGACTAAGATTGATTATACTTGAATCAGGTGTGTCTGATAAATCAGAGCTTTTTGCGGGGCCTTTAAGATACAAATTATATATATCTCTTGGAGATAGAACACGTGTAAAATATTTAAATCTGGAAACAAAACCGTTTATTGTTCTTTCATTATTAGAAGAAAGACTTCCCATGTAGAATGAACCTGAGTTGTTTGATTGTACTGGTTGTGCTAATATGAAGGTTCTTGTTAATTTACCATTTAAGTACAGGTCAAGTGTTTTTTCCCATATTGTAAGGGTAATGTGATTCCAAGCCTGTAATGGTAGATTAATTAAACGATGAGTATCATCATTATCAAGTCCAAGTTCACAAGCCGATCTTGGAATTCTGGCACCATCTGAATTTGATAACCAAATTTGTAATTCATTGTTAGAATCTCCAAGAGCAACATTCAAATTATTACCAATATGTTCTCTTCTAAATATATATTTGGGTTTGTCTTGTGTCATTTCCCATTGAGAAACGTACATCCAAAAACTATACGTGTGAGCACCTCCGGATGCAGGTAGAATTCCTGTACATGTTTGCATATCAGCTTCCATTTTGACTGGTTTATCAACAACTGTAATTTGACTTTTACTATTTCCACTAAATTTGGATATAGTCATTTTAATAATCAATATTACAGCACATGTCAAAACGAGTAGCAAAAAAATTCCAAGTATTGATCGAGCTTCCATAATGATAATATCTAATATAAAAAAAATGGAATAAGATAATTATGGAAAGTGTATTTGAATATATAAATAATAGTGATCAAAGTGTTGCACTAGAAATATTTCTAGGAATCGCTATTTGTGCTCTGATTTATGCAATAATATACATAATCAAGTTAGTAGGAAAAAAATCGAAATCTGGTGCAGATGACAGCCCTGTCATCTTAAACGGACTTGTTGATGGACAATATTCTCGTGAAGTATTACAAAATCCAAATGAAGAATATAGTAAAACATTAACACGTTCGCAAAATGAAAGCGGTGGTATTGAATATACATATTCTTTATGGATGTACATTAATGATGAATCGTTCAAAGAAACAAATAAAGACTGGCATCATGTATTTCATAAGGGTCCAAAAATAGAAGACTTTTCCAGAGAAGAACCTGAAAAAATAAGTCAAATACAAGCACCTGGTTTATGGTTGTCTGGAAAAAGAAATACAATGCGTTTATATGTTAATAGTTTTGATTCAGCAAATGAATATGTTGAAATAAGTAATTTACCTGTTAAAAAATGGATTCATTTAGTATACACTCAATCTAATTTTGTATCAAATATTTACGTTAATGGAAGATTAAAAACAACTCACACATTGACTACTTTACCAAGGCAAAATTATTATGATCTTTATTTAACCCAAAATGGTGGTTTCCAAGGATATTTGTCAAGTATGCAATATTTTAATTATTCATTACCTCCATCGCTTATTTATGATTTAAATGTAAAAGGACCATCTCTGACTCCAAATACAGACCCATCAGCACAACAAGATGATGGAAACAGTTATATGGATGTTTCGGCACCATATTTATCAAATCGTTGGTGGGTAGATGATGTAACCAAGAACTAATTAAAATCAATTTTCAAACTGAAAAAACAATAATTATTATTAATATGGTAAAGAATCAGTTATTCAAAACAAATCCACCAGAGGATTTGTGTCTGGATGTTGTTAAGGCATTTGGACTTATTTCCTTTGATGATGTTACAAATTTTTCCAAAAAGGATCTAGAAATAATAGGGACTGTTAATAAATTATATGAATTAAAACCGCGTTTAGAAGAGTATTATATACCGTGTAAAGCAAGAACATATTTAAATGATATTACGCCAAAAAATTCTATAACAATCTTAAGACAAATACTAAGGTGTGTTAATCGCACTGTATCTTCGAAAGAAAAATACGTTAGAGCTGCAAAGTATGTTGTGTATCAAATAATACCAAAAGATTTTAAACAATATCAGCCAGTTCAAATAGAAAATGAATCATCATATCTTATCAACTTTGATTAATTTGGAAAAAAGAAGTTAATCAAAAAATAAATTACTCCAAAACAAATTGATTGTAACACTTTACCTGAATTGTTAAGTTCATTATTAGTAGTAAAGCTAATATAAGGAATTTTAGAAAACATATCTACAAAAACATTAGTACAAAAAATAAAACCAATAAAGATCACAGAATACAATACTGACATTTTTACAATTTTGTAAATATAATCCATATCCATAGAATTTAATACTTTTTGTATACCTTGTGGAGAAGGCATTTGTTCATTATTTGATGAATATATTGGATTTCTTTGTTCTACAACTGTTTTTTGTACAACAGAATTCGATATATTTGGTTTTGATTGAGTTTTCGAAACATTAGTTTTGTTTATTTGACTTTTAATAACTGGACTTTCAGTTGGTGGTTGTTCTAAATCAAATGTTGGAGGTATTGAATCATTAGATGTATCTAATTGATTGAGTATTTTGTTAACAAGATCAGTATCATTATCCGTATTGTTTGGAAGTTCTGAAAGCTTTGTAGTATTTTTATCGTTAGTCATATACTATAATTCCGAATCTGTTATTTTAAAATATGAACGCAATTGCGCAACTTTATATTCAATTTTCAATGGATTTTTTTAATTTGCTTAATTCACTATATTGTTTGAATAATTTTTCTGTTTTGCCATCACCATGGAATTTGTCAACAAGTGATAATCCTTTTGAGATGACAGGTTGCATCTGTGATATTACATTCATTAGTTCTGTTTGTTGTTTTATTAAAGATGTAGTATCTTTTGTCATATTTTTAAGGGTTTTTGGATCAAAGTTTTGAAGAGCATCTTTAATTGTAGAACCCATATCAATAGGATTGTCATCAATCGGTTTTGAATCATCTTCATCATCTTCATCTTGTGCGTCTTCTGGGTCAGCATCACTAGAACTACTTTCATCATCTTCTGATAAATTCTTAATTCCAGATTCTGAATAATTTTCAACTCTACATAATGTAACATTCATGACACAAGACAAAATACCCGCAAGTCCAAAAGAAACATAAACAGGTGTTTCTAACACATAATGACATAAACTAACAACAAAAAGAAATAGAAAAACAGATTTCCAATCTTGTATGTATGTTTGTGTCCATAATACACAAATACTGATTATAATAATTAAGGTTTCAACAACCATCATATAATTATGGGTTTTAATTTTTTTAAAGCATTATATAGAAATTTAACAAATATTGGAAAAAATATTGGATTGAATATTATTGTGTTAATATTATATGCTTCGAGAAAGACACGTACTTATATATCATATATGAAGTATAAAATTCGTATTTACAAACAAAATGAAGCATGTTTATGTGTTGATAAAAGATTTTATGAAAAAGAAAGCTCAAACCAACAGGTAGTATTCCCTTTTTATAATTTTTGTGAAATTAAGTGTAATACTATTGTTGGTAATCAAATCAAATTAAGTGATATTCAATTCGAAAATGTTAAAAATATTGGTATAATTTTTGATTCAAAAACTAACAAAAAGCCAAAAATAAGTATAAAAGATATAATTAGTTTTTGTAATTTACCAATAACAATAGATAACATGAATTTTAATTCATATCCATGGGATAATGTGAAAGCAATTGAATTAAATTCACAAGAGGATCTTATTATTGAATAAGGTTTATATAAAGAATATAAATATAATGGATGAATGTTTTTTTGATTTGATAGAAAATTTAGCTAAGAAAAATGAGGAAATAGTTTTATCTGAAGAGATATTTCAGTCAATGATACCAATTATTAAACGATTTGGTTTAGATCAAGATGAAATCCATCGTTGTTGGTTAAAATATAAAATTTTAGCTCATTCAGAATGTAAAAATAAAGATGAAATTGATTTTATTATTGATAGTATAATAGTTCATCCAGAAAGTCCAAAACCAGTATTACATGCAAAAAAACAGATAAAATGGTTAGACAGCATACCACAACCAGAACAAAGAACAAAAGAATGGTATACATATAGACATAATGTAATTACAGCAAGTAGTATGAGTAAGGTGTTTGAGGGTAAAACATATTATAATTCAGTTTTGAAAGAAAAAGTTTTACCTGAAAAAAAACAGTTTAGTGGTTCATCAAATGCCCTTCAACACGGTGTTAGAAATGAACCTGTCGCACAATCTATTTATGAACTAATAACTAAATCCAAAATTTCAGAATATGGTTGTATTAGGCATCCAGAAATAAATCATATTGGGGCCTCCCCAGATGGAATTGTTACAGAATCGTTTGCAAATGGCGATTTACTATTAGGGCGTATGTTGGAAATAAAATGTTTATACAGTCGTAGATTAACAGGTATTCCTTTATATAAATATTGGGTACAAGTTCAAATACAGTTAGAAGTATGTGAATTAGAATATTGTGATTTCTTTGAATGTAAGTTTGATGAAAATTTATCTGAAGAAAAATTCTTTGAGAAACTAAAAAATGGAACAATTGGTGAATATCACGGAAATATAATTGAATATACAGAAATTAGTAAGGATTCTTCAGAAAGTAGTAAAACCAAATGGATTTATTCACCTATAAATTTATCATATACTGAATATTTGAAATGGAGAGATACTGAAATTGCCCCATTTTTAGAAAATAATAGTAATTTGTGGTATAATAAAACATTTTATTGGGAATTAATCAAATATTCGAATGTTACAATCAAAAGAAATCGTAAATGGTTTAAACATGTAAAACCGAAGATAAAAGCATTTTGGAATGATGTATTAGAAAGACGTAATAAAATTGATAATGATGATACGGGTGAATTAGAAAAATCAATGTTTCCCAAAAAAGAAACCAATAAAATGAACTCAATAAAATTAGATATATGTATGATAGATGATGATTATATTAGTAATAAAGATAAAACATGTGTTATTGATACATACGCAATAGGCGACGAAGAAAATGTGAAAGAGAAAAAAATTAAAAAACAAAAAACAGTAATATGTCTTATTGATGATGAGTTTTAAGAAAAAATTAAAACTTTAACTATATCATGGAAGAACTAAAAGGAATCCAATATAATACACCTCTATCAAAAGCTTTTTTTTCAAGAGAAAATATAGATGCTTTACAAACAAATATTAGATATAATGTATGGTTATCTTCGGGGAAAAAACACATTATTGGTAAACAAAATGATAGTGAATTAGTTGTAATAATGAGATCTATTTTTTTACAAAACTCAAAAAATAGAAATTCGAATATTCTGTCTCAAATAAAAGATCTTAACAAAATTGTTTTAGATTATACTGTAGACAAAATTGTAACACAAGTAAAACAATATATTAGTTATAAAAACGATATATCAAATCCTCGTCAAATTATGGATCATAGCGTTAATACATCTATTCGTGGTAGTCGTCAATTAGAACAAAATCCATGGTAAACAATTATATATATATAAGTTACACATAAGATAATTATTTTAATGAGTAATAAAGACTTAACATGGAGTGATTGCGATATTGCTTTGGCAGGATTTTCGGACAATTCTGTATTAGAAGATTCAAAGTCAAAATGGAAATATCATATGTATAAATTTGTATATTATTGTGGTAATATTAATACTGTTTTTAGTTTAATTTCATTACTATTTTCAAGTTATTCATTAGTTTATTTGAAAAAGTGTATTTTGATCACTATGCCCTCCTTTTATTGTTTTGGTTATTTTTTATATAGCGCAAAATTCTGTTATAATAGTCTAATTCGTGAAACATTTAATGAATTAATAGTATGTTGTAAAGAATCTAATAAAGATTTTAAAGATGAAAAAGAACTATTTAATAAGTTTTTGGGTAATATTAATTTTAAGACAAATTTGATGGGATTATTCGCCAGTATTTGGATTCTTTCAATTAGTAATTTAAAACATGGCATTTTGGGTTTGTTGAGTATATATGTTGGATACAATATGTCTTATTGTTTTTTCCCAAAAAAACTTTTAGAAAAATATACAAAAATCGAAATTAAAAGTCAAAATAATCTATGTTCTATGGAAATGGGTAATATACACACTGAATAATTAATCTAAATAAATTTAATCTATATAAAAGTAAGTAAATATGTTAACATCCGATAAACTTCTTAAACAAAAAAGCGAAAAAGAGATTAATAGTCGAATCGATGATAATAGACTTGAACTAATAAAAGTTAAAACTGAAATGAAGGTATTAATTGATGATATAAAATCTTTTAAAGAATCATTTAATAATTTTCAAATAGAAATAAATAACAAATTTAAGGAAATATTTGCTTATACAAGACGTTTAGACGAAGCATACTTAAATGGTTTATCTGATTATGATATGCAAGATGGTATTTATAAACCAGAAAAAAATGGTTTTGATTCAAAATTGAGTAGTGAAAATATTTTTAGTATAGAAAATGATTCTATTTATGATAAATTATAAAACTTTACAAGCTTTAGCAGTGACTAAAGCACTTATACATGTTAATAATAATATTATTGTTAAATTATTTAGTTCTGTTTTTGATTTTGTTGTGTTTTCAAAATTTTCTCTTAATTGAAGAGGACCTGGCATGCGCGCATTTTTAATGTGTCTATTTTTGCTTTTTATTTCATAATTTAGATCTTTATTTGTGGTTTCTGTCATAGTGTTATGACCCGCAGTACATTTTGTTTCCCAGTTCCATGTAGACCCAAGATTTGATTCATCATAAATACCATAACCAATTGGCAATGTCATTTCTTTACACTCATCACTCCCCAAATTTCCATTACCAGTAGCACCTATAGTAAGTTCAACCGGATTAATATCATATAGTTGTTCAAATAAGCCAGGTACAAGTCCGCGTCCTTCTGTTATTCCTGTTAAATTACATCCAGTTGCATTATAAAAACTTAAATTCAAAGGAGGTATTGTACCAGTTGGTATGTTTCGAACATATGTATATTTAGTCTTGTCTTTACATTTTAAAGATGATGTTTCTGGATTACATTTACCAGACTCTATAAAATAATTGCTACCGAGGGCAATATCACTACCTTTCATAGTAACACCGCTTCCAAGATAATTAACACTATATTTTAAACCATCATAAACATTTTTAACCATTTCTCTATTAGGGCTTTTAATTTTATCTGGATATTGAAGTAATGAATTTGGTTCAACTTCATAACTTTTTTTAATTAAATCTGGATTTTGTAGTAATTCTTCTGAAGTTATACCTGACATATTTTATAATATATATTTTTGTATAACAATTAAATTATTAATTTCCAGCTCATAACAAAATACAAAGGATTATTTGAACTATAATATGATTCAGATGTAGATGCATTACCAGAAGAACTTAAGGCATCATTATTTCCAACATCTGGAACATTTCCAGATGCAATATTTATAAATAATCCATAAAATACATACATTTTATCATTGGTTTGGAATGGAACATAACTATTAGAAGAGCCAATAATTGTATCCCAATAAGCATATTCATCATTAGATGTAGTATTTGAAACAACTGTTTTTGAGAATTCTTGTTCTGATTTAATTTTTATGTCATTTATTATATTATTTGTTGGATCATTTTGAAAAAATATTTGATTCAAACGTATATTGTCTTGAGTAAAGTCAATATTTCCTATATTATTAGAACTTAAACTAAATATATTTTTAATAGCAATACAAAAAATTGCTCCTTTAATCAATGTTTCGGGTGAATTAGTAGATTGAAAATTAGTATGGAGTAATTCATTATCATAATTTTCATTAAGATTTACAAAGCTTGGTATATTGTTATCATTACTTAGCAATATACTCGCTTGTCCATTATCAAATGCAATACCGTTAGAATTTATTGATTTGGTAACACTATTAGAAGATCTATCAATAGAAATTTGCAAATTATTTATGAATCCAACATTTTCAACTAAAAAATCAGAACTTACAAAAGTAGGAGAACTAAAAGAATTTAGAACAATAGTATTTGGATTTAAATATGCCATTTAAGTTTTTTAACTTAAACTAAAATTTTTGTTAGCCTATTTCAACACACTATTCAACAAACTCTTCATTAAATATCTTCAAAATCAATTTCACAATCTAAATCTGATTCATCATTATTTGAGTTTTCCTCAATTTTAAGATTAGTGTTAATCTCTCCATAAGTTCCTAATGTTTTTGCTTCATCATGTGTATATTTGTGAATAATATCAGCTTTTTCATCTTGATAATCTCTAAGTGATAATAAAACTGTATCGCCAACAACTATCCAAACACGTTTTATCATTTTACCTCTAATATGCCCTAATCGCGTTCTACCATCATGACATTTACATTCACATCTACAATTACCTAACATTTTAGATATTAGAGCATATTCTTGTCCATCTTCTTTAAATATAATTTGTCTTTTGTCTTGTGATTGTTGATTTTTAGACTTTCTAAAATTTTTACCACCTTTTCCTTTATTACGAGGCATTATTATACTTAAAATAATTAATTAAAACATTCTTAAGTCTTAATTAGAATATGAATAAAAATATATTTTTTTAAATACCTCTTGGGGGAGGACCGGTTGTTTGTGGATAATAAGGAATACCATTTCTATGGAATGGATATTGAGTAGAAGGAGGGTTATAAGAAAAAGTTTGTGGTTCTGGAATATGAATTGGTATTTGTTGTGGAATTTGTTGGCTCACACGAGGAACATGTAATTGTTGTCTTGAATTAACAGCATTATTAATTTGTGTTGTTACAATCCATTTTCCAAATTTAAAAAACATATCAATAACAAATATTGCTATAATTCCTAAACCAATAAAAATAAGAACGTCTGTCCAAGAAGTAACATTATTCTTCAGATTTTTGGAGTTTCCCTTTACACATCCAGTACATTTTTCAATACTTTGTATTAATTGGTCAATTTTTTTATCAAAATTAGCTTCAAATGTTCCTACATCTCTTTCCGAATTATTTGTTTCAATATAATCTGGCTCTTGTGTTTTCCATTGCTCATTAGGAATCGCTCCACCAAGAAGTGAACCACGTAAAGGAGCGACTTCTTCCATAACATTGTCTTCATTTGGAACAGGCTTTTGTAAAATAGTGTTTTTTATGGTATTATGAGCAAATTCATCGTTTTTTGTTACATGGTCATTTTTTTCTTGATTTTTATTAAAAGGTGCTCCCCAAGCTTCTTCATATGAACAAAAAGACATTACAATAATAGATATTTAAAAATTTAAAAATAAAAATTAAGTTTTTTCGATTTAGATAAGATGTAAATTATTTTATTGCCCTTTGATAAGAATAATGAAATTATTAAACGAATCTGTAACTAAGGAATTTTGCTCTTTGCCGGTAATAATAACTACATTTTTAGTGTTAGTATATATTTGTATTGGAATTGATTATGTTTCAAATTATATAAATCCTCAAATATTGAATCATCCTTTATTTAGATTTTTAGTTTTAGCCCTTATGGCTATTGCGTTTTCTTTGGATCACTATACAGGAGTTATAATTGGATTTGCTTATTTATTAACAAAACATCAAATGGAAATGAATAAAGAGAATTTCTCTTTCTTTAAGTCAAAGCCAACCTTTACACATGTAGAAAAAAAAGCAATTAATTCGCAAAAAAAATACAAGACAAAAGCTCCAAATGTAACAGCTTTACCGAATAACTCAATCGAAAATGAATTTACAACCAAATTCACAAATAAATCTCAATTTAAAGATGCTCAATCAAATGTTGTTAATGACACAGCATTAGATACTGAAATTCGTACTTGGGACAAAGGATACGGCGCTCAAGGCGGAGTTTTATAAATTAAATTTATTGTGGTAAAGGTTTTGGAAAGGGACCTCTTAAATTTTTACATCCTCTTGAAGGGAATCCACCACGAGGCCATGCATCATGATTGTCTTCAGGAATAATGTGTTCTGGATTTTGTATTTCATTCGCAAGGCAACCAACAAGTGGGATAAAGCGATTACGAGCTCCAGAGGGTGTTGCACTTTTTGGGGCATATGTGTATTCAAAATCAAGACGCGGTTCTTTTGAAACCGCTCTACATCCACTTCCCATATATGGAACTGTTAAAAAACCACTGTGAGGAAGTGATGTCTTTGAACCATGATGAGTTAAAAGTGAATTATATTTAAGAAATGAATCTTTATCTACATGTTTTCCTTGTGGGCCAATACATCCAAAGCCATCTCTATAATTTACAACAGGTGTTTGTAAGGCAAGTTGTGTCGCATCACGATGTCTTTTAATAGCCTCATTATCAAATTGATGTACCATTTATCTTATATTATATAATTTTCTATATCTTTCTTTTGATTGTTTGAAAATGAATACCATTCGCAAAAAGGTATATATTTTGCTGTTTATTAATACATGTATCAAAGTTTTGCTTGTAATTTCTTGGAATATAAGTCCACATTTTTATACGTGAATCCCAAACATGAATACACACCTTAAATGTTGAAGCAAGTATTTCCAATTCGTCATTTTCAAGCCAAAACTCTTCGTCTGGTTTTGATTTACCTATCCCACCCTTAACACGTTTTCTTATTATAGCATCTTTTGATTCTTTTGAACGAGATAATTTACGATCAAGAAGAATTCTTATTTTATCCGGACTATCTCTTTGTATATTATTTACATTTAATGAATATTTGTTCAGTTTCATAGATTTTATAAAGCTATGATATCCACAGTTACCATCTGGAGGTACATCTATCAAATCATAGTATTTATCGTCAAAAGGTTTTAAATCATTTTTCACAGGTGTTTTTGTCTTTGATTTTGATGTATCTTTTTTAGGTTCTTTTTTTACCTCTTTTTTAGGTTCTTGTTTAACCTCTTTTTTAGGTTCTTTTTTAACATCTTTTTTAGTCTCTTTAGCAGATTCTTTTGTAGGTTCTTTTACAATTTCTCCTATTATTGTTTTTTTAGCATTTTTTAACCAAAAATGTCCTAATTTTTTTTTTGAATCATGTTTAGAAACAAGATATTCATGTAAAGCTTTAATACTACCAAGTTCTTCCCAAGAAGGTATTTCCTTTGGATTTTGTTTGTATAGTTTTATTGTTTCTATTGAAGGTGTTTCTTTAAAATCATTATCAATTGTTACAGATTTTGACTCAGTTTGTGGCTTTTTTAGTATTTTATTTGTCTTTTTATTTTTAGATATGTAACATTTATTTTTTTCTTCCGAATATTCACAACTATTAGAATTTTTATTAACATCATTTGTTAGTGCACATGTTCTTCTATTTGAACCTTCTTTTTGTTTAAGTTCGCAATATTTATTGGCTCCACCTCTTTTTCTGAAAACCATTAATAAATATCTATATTTCTTTTGATAACAAAAATACTAATATAATATTGCCAAAAGAATATCATATATAATATATATGAAGGGGCTATGTGTAATAATATTACTTATAACAATAACATGTATTGTCTTAACTATTCAAAAAAAATACATAATAGAGAGTTTTATAAGCAATTCTGACTATCAAAAAGCAAAACAAGCGTGGGACGTTTGTTTAAAACTGCCACAGAACATGCGCCTATTAAATAAAAAGTGTTTAACTGCAAGAAAAATATTAGATAACGCATCGAAAAAATCAAATAGGTCTCAAAAATTAAGTATAGAATTTAGTGGAGGTGCGCCAATCTCCGAGGGCGGGTATGCGCGGCTGCTCGACAGAGGGATCTTCTCATCCCAATTATTAGATATAGAATCAAAGTTAGGTGAATTTATATATAATGGTCCGCCCGAGTACGTCAACCAGGAAGACGAGCCAACTGGGGATGTATGGAACGATAAGAGAAGAATAGATTCGGAAAAAGGTTTATATTTGAGCGCGATGCCCGCGCGAACATGGTCTCGCGCCCGCTATGCACGAAATATCCTTTATAATAACTATTGGTTGTCAGCGTTAGTTGCGAATAGAAGTAAATCAAAAAGTAAAAAAACAATTTCAATAATTTATGATTTGGCACCAGATTTATTTAATGGACAAGGTGGTGGCCACAGGTGGCACTCTTGGGCTGAGGTTCCGTATTTGATAGGCAAGTACGACGGCGGAATCGCGATTGCAGAACTAATAACCTTGGGAGGTTTTAATTTAAAAAGAAGTCAACCAGTAAATGTACCCGGATGGGATTCTTTAAGTAATTCCTTACAGAATAGCTATAGTCAAACTTATTATAACGAAGACCCAATTATTGGTTTACATCATTCAAAAGTAATATTTACTATTCCAGAATCGAGGAATATAACGTTCGACGAAAAATTCTTTACATCTCTTGCTGCACCAGTAATAAATGCACAAACCTTCGAACCAAAAAATCCAGAAGAATTACCAACAGTTTATGAAAATAGGCCTGTATGTATTTATCCAAAGCGAGATTGGTCATGTAAATCATACAACCCAGGGTGCTACGGTTTATTTACCGAGATCCCTCCCCCAATAGGAGGATTTACAGAAAAATTAGGTAGGGAACCTGGATTCAAGAACGAGCCTGAGCTTGGTAAGTCGAAGCCTAATGGCCCAGAGTCTAATCAAGACGCTCAAAAAACTTTTAATATAGGTAACCATATTGTTTATTTTATGGTACAAAATACTGGAATAATTAACTATGTTGATGGAGGTGATAATGACAATTATAAATTAAAATTTTGGTTATTATTTGATAATTTTATATTAGCACAAGACTTTGAACAATTAAAAGAAGTACCAACATTTGAAGTAGAACTATCAGCCAGTGAAGATATTCCAAATATGGAAATGGAATTCCCAGATGATGACACAGTAATATTGAAAGTATTAAAGAAAGAATATGTTAATGGTTCTTTAACAGATACATATGTAGAGAAAATAATCAATATGGGAACTCCAATATATTCTGATATTCAAGAATCTGCAATTGAAAGAGTGAGATTTGGAGTTACTCCAAATGAAGATAATATTATTCCAGAAACAATTAGTATAAAAATAAATAAAAATAACAGCGGTCTCTGGGAGGATGTAGACGGGGCAACTGAAATACGTCACAGTTTTTTACCATCTATTGTTAGAAGTGGAATAAATCAAACATCTATAGTTGATGAAGGAAATGGTAATTATTCATTATTTATGAATGGAGAATTATGTTATAGAAAAATGGAAGATGATTCTGGATTAACAAAGGCTTTTAATTCTGAAATAGAAGAAATTGTATTTGGTGTAGAAGGCAAGTATCATCCAAAGATCGATTACAAATATTCTTACATCGAATTTGGTATGAAGGCGATAACAGTGGGAATAGATTTGTACGATGAAATGTTAGATGGAAATGCTTTATTTCAAAAATTTTTGAGTTTCTTACCAGAGGATGAGAAGTCGAAATATTGTGAACTTGTATATCAAGGTCAGATTGATGGATTAGAAGAAGAAAAAGTGGAATTAGAAGAACAAATTAATCAAATAGAAAATGACCACGAATTAGAAAAGCAAAAAATGTATAGTAGAATAAATGAAGTAAAAGTTCAGCGAGATGAAGTTCAACAAACGGCAATAAAGGCGGCAGAACTACAACTAAGAGAATTAGAAGGTAATAGGAAAAAAAATATAAATTCAATTTCAAGAACTAACACAAAATTCAAAAAAGCAAAAAGAACAAATAAGATATTACTGGGCACTTTAATAACATTGATATTATTGCTTATTGTGAGTTGTTTCTTTAAATTTAGTGTATATGGAGAAGAAATGGGTGAAAATTTATCTGAAAGTATATCTAATATATTTGGAAATAATAGGGCGAGGTTTGAATATAGAGGGCCAAGGAGAATACCGTTTATTGGCACGGATTATTAGTTATATACAAATAAGGTTTTGAGAATAGAGAAATATAATGTTTGAACTAAAATCAGACGATTTAGTTCGTATAGAAAGGTCTTCGTATATAAATGGACATTTTTACTTAAAATTTAAGAATAGAGAAAATAGTGAAATGACTTTAGGATTTGGATATGATGAACCATTTTTTGAAAAAAATCCATTATGGTTAAAACCATTAATTGTACATACTCGAATGTTTTCAACTCTAATAGAGCCTGTAAAAAATAAGTGGGTGGTTTATCATAATGATCATGCAAGAAATAATAAATTAGTTCCAAATGTTTATCATATTATTAGTAATTGGTTTATTTTGAGTGAGAAAACAATAAAAATTATAAATCAAATTATAAAAGAAGAGGATGATGATGATAGCTGGAAAAAGTTGTTTGAATTACCTTTTTGTGCATCAACAATAGAAAAATCCTCAAATAGTTGTAGAACAATAATAATAGATGTAATAAAAGATTCTTTAAGAGAAGAGGGTATAAATACGCTAAATAAATATTTTCACGGAAATCCAGCTTTAAATGATATAAAATATGGGTGTATAACTTTAGAAATAAAAAATGGAAAAGTCAGTTTTATAGAAAGTCATCCTTGTGTATTGGTAAATATAAACAAATGTTGTTGTTTAGTATCGAATTTAGGATTAGAGAAAAAGAATAAAGTGGTGCGAAAACCTGTGTTTTGTGACACTTAAATTTATAATATCAGTTAATTAGTATGGCAAGACTATTAATACAACATAATACAATGTCATTTGAGAATTTTGTAACAAGAGATATTCCAAGAATAATAAGTGATTCTCGTAATGTGATTCGTGTATTGAAAAATAAAGAAAATAATGAATATAAAACAAAGGTATATTTTTACTTAGGAGGAAAAGATGGAAAAGACATAGTATATGATGGGCCAGAAGAGCTTCCAAATGATTGTAGATTGGATGGTTTGACTTATCAAGGTATTTTGAAATTAAAAGTAGAAATAGTTGTAAAACATGGAAACGAAAAACCAATAAGTAAAACAAATATAATAGAATTAGTAAAAATTCCAACAATGCTTCATTCAAAATATTGTGTTTTAAAAGACAAAACCGAAAACGAACTAAGTTCTTTGGGTGAATCTTCTCATGAACGTGGTGGATATTTTATTGTAAAAGGTTTAGAAAAAGTAATATTATCTCAGGAAGATTCTGCAACAAATATTATATATACACGTATTGAAAGTGTAACTGGAAATTTAATAGCTTCTGTTGACAGTAGATATGGTTCAAATGCTGTTGAAAGATTTAGCGTGGTTTATCATAAAGAAACGAATACAATATTTGCAACTATACCTTATCTAAAAGGTTCAATACCAATAATAATATTGTTCAGAGCTTTAGGATTGGAAAGCGAAAAACAAATAATTGAATCGATATGTGGAAAAAATTTATCTTCAAATTTATCAAAAGTATTGGGAGATGCGTTAATACCAAGTATAAATGAAGTAAATCAAATATATTCACAAGAAATAGCATTAAGATGTTTATCAATATTAACAAAGGTTCAAGCTGATAAATCCAACAAAAATGCAATTAAATGGAAAGGTAATTTATTGTATATTTTGAATAATAGATTGTTGCCTCATGTTGGTACAGATGTAGATGATTATATGGTAGCATTGAAAAATAAAGCAATATATCTGGGATATATGGTAAAACATTTATTAACAACTCAAATAGGATTAAGAGAAGTAACCGATCGTGATAGTTTAGTTTATAAAAGAGTAAGATTACCTGGTGAAATGATGAATGATATGTTCAGAGATTTTTATGAAGAATATTTAAAAAATATAAAAAACAAAACAGATAAGTTGATTGAATTAGACAAAAAAACTGAAATATCTGCAAAAAGTATATTGAAAGATATAAGTGAATCTTATAACAGTATATTGAATAGTTCGGAATTTCAACGTAATATAGATAATTCTTTTATGGGAAGATGGGGTAAAAATCCATCATCAAAAAGAAATGAGGGTGTTTTACAAGGTTATTTAAGACATTCTTTTATGGAAGCTATGTCTCATTTAAGAAGAGTACATTTGAATTTGCCAGATGGTCCAAATACTATGGAGCAAAGAAGATTACATAACTCTCAATGGGGTTATTATTGTCCGGTTGAAACACCGGATGGTGCTTCAATTGGTACACACAAACATTTATGTCAAACTTGTACAATTAGTGTAGAATATGAATCTGAAAAACTGATTAATTGGATAAAAGACGACAAATTATTTGCGATTGGTCCAAAAACTGAATCAATGATTTTACATGATTATTCGCATATGATATTTGTGAATGGTGATTTAATTGGAAATCATTCAAACCCCAAAAAATTTGTGGAAAATTTTAAGAAAAAGCGTATGGATTTAAATGATAAACATATACATTGGTCGTTTTCAATATCATGGATAATAAGAGATTCTGAAATACGTATTTTAACAACCTCTGGAAGAATGATGCGACCTTTAAAATTGAAAAAAACAAAAAATTTAAAGGATATAGAGCTTTTGGGTTGTGAACCAGAAAAACTTGTAGAAAAAGGGTGTGAATATATTGATCCAAGTGAAGCGGATACAATTTTGATAGGATATGAAGAAGAATTAAAAGCAAGTCATTACGAAATTGTCAAAACAGCATCTTTGGGTTTAACTGCATTAACTTTACCATTTATAGAGCATAATCCTATAGCAAGAAATTTGTATGCAACTCAGCAATCGAGAGCGGCAGTATCTGTATACGCTTCAAATTTCAAATCAAGAATGGATCAAAAAGCTTCATTATTACATTATGGTCAATGTCCTTTAGTTCATACTGGTGTTGTAGAGAAATTGAATGAAAATAAAGCACCATATGGAATAAATATTATAGTTGCTATAGCGGCATGTTCTGGTTATAATCAAGAAGATGCAATTATAATAAATAAATCGGCAATTGAAAATGGTCTTTTTTGTTCAAGCTATTATACTACTCATTCATTGAGAGAAGAAAATAGTTCACAAAAAATGAAAAATGGAAATGTGGGGAATATAAATATAGTAAATCCAAAAATGGCATCAAAAGAAATAATTAAAATGAATTCAAACTGGGATTATAGTTTTTTGGATAAAAATGGTATAATAAAACCAAATACGCCTATAAATGAGAATACTGTATTAATAGGTGGATATATGATAGACGCTCAAGGAAATTGGATTGATAACAGTGTAATAGCAAAAAATGTACACGAAGGAGAAATAGTAGAAAGGGTACATTTATCAAAAACATATCCAAGAATAGCAAAAGTATTGAGCAGAGAAGTACGTTTTCCAATTGTAGGTGACAAATTTGCATCAAGGGCTGCCCAAAAAGCCGTTCTTGGTATAATAGTACCCAAAGAAAATATGCCTTATACAAAAGAAGGTATAGTACCCGATATAATATTTAATCCCCACTCTTTTCCTTCTCGTATGACTATAGCATATTTTTTGGAAATGTTAACCGGAAATATAGGATTAATATCTGGAAAATTAGTTGAAGTACCCAATTTTAATGGTAGTTCTTATCCTCATGAAAATATAATGAAAATTTTGAAAAAATTGAATAGTGATCCAAATTCAGAATATAAATTATATTCTGGATTATCTGGAAAATTAGTATGTAACGAGGCGTGTATTGGTCCTATATTTTATCAACGTCTAAAACAAATGGTTTCTGATAAAATATATGCAAGAGGACAATATGGTCCCAAAGATGCAATAACAAAACAGCCGTTAGGTGGAAGAGCTCGTGGTGGTGGTTTAAAAATAGGAACTATGGAATGTGATGCATTGTTGTCGCACGGTATGAGTCAATTTGTAAAGGAAATATTTTGGGATAAATCCGATTCTTATGAAATGGCCATAGATGAAAATAGTGGACAAATAGTTGCTCATAATCCAGATAGAAACATAACACATAATGGAAAAGTGAGAACAATAAGGATACCTTATGCATTCAAATTATTATTACAAGAAATTCGTTCAATGGGAGTATCTTGTAAAATAAATGTAGAAAAGTAAATCAATAAAAGCTGGAACTGTCTACGCTATTGTAATTACTTATAATAGCTTGATTAACATGTTCGAGAACACACCGTTTTGATTCTTCATGGTCTCTAAATTGACGAATGGCAATTTCATAAGGAAACCATTTAATATATCCTATTTCACGAATTTGAGCAGTATTTTTTTTATCTAAATATGCTACGCAATTCGATTTAGCTTTACCAATAAAAAAAACATTTCTATATCCAATACCATTAGTACCAACATACTTTTCTTCAAATGGTAATATACTTGGTAAAATATTATATGAATGTTTATTGATTCGCGTTTCTTCGTATAATTCGCGAGTGGCACAATCAAATGGATCTTCATTTTGATTTGGTCTACCTTTAGGAAATCCCCATTCAGGGTGTTTATAGGTACAAGGAACTGTAGAATTGAGTATTATAAAAATATCTCTTGTTTTATGAAATTTGTTTGACACATAGTCATAAAAAGCTCCTTGTGGTTGTCGACTATGAGAATATAATTCTTTCCATAATTCTTCATAAGTTTTGGTAGTTATTGATAAACGCTCATTATATGTCATATTTTTCACCATAAATTTAATATATTCAGTGTTTTTATCATTATATTTACCTAATAAGAAATCCACATAACAGTATGTTGATTTTCTACATACCATAAGATATTCAGGATAGTTATGAATAAATCTAACTAATATTATTCCATAACTTCTAATTGATCTCCAATTTTTGGAATCTGACATTATTGTTTTTAATTGTTTCTAATTTTTATGTAATTACCTATAAAACACACTTTTCATTATTAAGTTAATTAATTTCTAGTAAATATTCTTGAGGTGCTTTAATAATATGAGTTGAATTGGCCCATCTTTGAGAATTTCCATTCATAATATTATTAACGTTATAAATGTGTACATTGTTTGCAGCTGGGTCACCAATAACTACAAATTGATCATTTAAGCAAACACTATGTCCAAATAATTGAGACGCATCACTATCTCTTAAACATGCTACAGGTTCTGAATCTGTTTCACTTTCATTATTTCTTATATACAAAAAGGCACTACCAACAAATTCACTATCATTTTTTCCAAAACCAGAAACAAGAAGTAAATCATTATGAATTGAAACATCTCTACCAAACAAGGCTTTTGATGACTTTGATTTAGCAATAAGTGTTTCACAATTATTATGATGATTTGAAGTTGGTAAAAGGCCAATAGAAGCATCAAAAAAGCTAGATATATTGTAAATAAATGTTTTACCTGGAACACCATCTTGTCCCGGCGAACCTACAACAATTTGATCATTGAATATATCAATTGAAAATCCAAAATTATTAACACCATTAATTTTATGAGAAACTATATTATTTGAATCCCATGTATCTTTAGTATGAAATAAATAAGTAGAACCAGATTTTCTTTCAGAAGGAGCCCCAACAACAATAAATTGTTCAGATAATGCAACAGAAAAACCGAAATAATAACAAGAATTATTTATAGATGGTTGATATTTATTAACCGAAAATGAATTTGGAACCAATGTTTTGACACAATTCCATTTCTTTAATTGATCATTTTTATTGAATATACTAACAGAACCAACTCTCCATCCTTCAGTGTTATCACCATATGCCCCTACAATTGCAGTAGTTTTATTAATATCCACAGAACATCCAAAAAAACTTTTATGTATTTTTGTGACTGGACTCAATATATCAACATATTCCCATTTTTTTCCAAAATCATATGACTTATATATATACGCTGCTCCAGTTGAAACACACATATCTGTTTTACGATGAGCCCCAACTATAAGAAGCAATTCCGTTTGTGAATTTGAAAATAGTTTACATGATATACCAAATCCATCGTCACTATGACCATCATAAGCCAGGAGGGGTTCTCCAATTTCATCAACATTTCTATCACTAAGTTTATAAGTATGTAAGCTACCTTTCTTACTTATTGAGGGTGTGCCAATAACTAGTATATCATCAACAAGACTTGTACAACATCCAAACAATCTTGGGTTCATTATATTTCTAATTTATTTTTTGTTTACATCTAAAAAAAGATGCGAAATGTGTTTATTGATTGCCAAAAATGTAAGACGTGTACCAGATTTTAATTTTAGCAATTGGGACAGGGGTTTATCAACTAAGAATTCACGCTTATTATTAACGTCTTGTAGTTTCTTATCGTGAACATGTTTCGAAATAGCACGAAGCACACCTTCCCTACTCGAAGATGCTTCACTTAGCTTCATAAATTTAGCAAGTTCTTTGGAAATCGGGCGTGGTTTTTCAACTTTCTTAGTCTTAGGGCGCTTTTTTGGAGAAGTCTTTTCAATTACCTTTAAAACACTTGTTAGTTCTGCCAAAAGTGTTTTAATAGCAGTTAGTTTTTCTTCGACATCTACAAATGTTGGTTGGTTATCAGTAGGAGTAGCCATGCTATATCTTAATAACTTTTGCTTATACTTAGTAAAAAAATTTATATAAAAAAATAAAAAAGCTTAAAAAATGATTAATAGTTACTATTTATGAGTCATAAAGAAGAGGGAAAAATGGTTCATTCAAAACATTTAAGAAGTGTTATCGATTCTATGTTTAGAAGTGAAAAATCAATGTTGGCGAAGCATCAATTAGATTCATTTAATCATTTTCTACAAGTATTAATTAAAGATATAGTTCAGCAATACAACCCTATTACCATTTATGGAACTTATAATGAAGAATTTGAAAAACATGAACAAGAAATTAAAATATCATTTGGAGATGTTGCATTTCATTCACCAATGATTTACGAAAATGACGGCTCTATGGTACAAATGTCTCCGGAAATAGCCCGTTTAAGAAGTATGTCGTATAGTTCAAATCTTCACGTAGATGTTATTGTAGAAACGACACTTAGAACCGGAAAAAAATTAGAAGACGTGGAGGTAAAGACAAAACAATTTGATAAGATTCTTGTTGGAAAAATACCGATTATGGTAAAGTCTCGCTATTGCAATGGTGATAATAGTGAAATTACAAAACGAAATTGTCAAGTAGATCCCGGAGGATATTTTATTGTAACTGGTTCTGAGAAAGTAATCATTTCACAAGAAAGACAAGCAGAAAATAAGGCATTTTGTTTTCCAGTTAGTACAGTATCTGGAACGAGATTTTCTCATTGTGTTGAAGTAAAATCAGTGCCAAAAGAAGGATTTATGCCAGCAAAGCCAGCGGTTTTGAAAATAGCAAGTAAAGCAAATGCTGCGGGATTTTGTTTGTACGTACACTTCCAGGGATGTCGTAAGGAAATCCCATTAATGATTATTTTCAAGTCACTTGGTATTGAAAGTGATAGAATGGCGTGTGATTATGTATTTGGATTTAAAAACTCGTGTATTCGTGAAAATTTGATTGGAATGTTAAGAGCATCCATTGAAGAAGCAGAAGGTATTACACAACCAATGGCGCTAGAATATATTGCAAAATATTTACCGGTACCTATGCGTATTCGTCAAGGTTTACCAGTATCTCCGGATATGCGTATCAAACATGTAAGACATGCGTTAATTCATGATTTCCTACCACATTTGGGTGATAATTCGGTTCAAAAGGCATATTATTTGGGAATGATGGTAAAAAAGTTATTGTTATATTACACAAAACGGTTCGATGAAGATGATAGAGATAGTTTTGTAAATAAACGGGTTGACACACCTGGGATTATGCTTGGTAATTTATTTAGACAGTCGTTTACAAGATTGATTAAAGATGCTACTTGTATTTTGAATAGAGAAATTAATGGTGGAGCTTGGAAGTTAACCAATAATTTTCACAATATTATTACAAACAATAACATTTATAAGATTCTTAAATCAAATATTATTGAAACAAATATGAAATATTCTCTTGCTACTGGTAATTGGGGTGTTAAAAATACAACAATCAAAATTGGTGTTGCACAAGTATTACAAAGACTATCATATTTGGGTACTTTGTCTCATCTAAGACGTATTAATACACCTATTGATAAGACAACTAAAATGACAAAGCCAAGAAAATTACATCCAAGTACTTATGGCTATATATGTCCAGCTGAAACACCGGAAGGTACTTCAATTGGTATTGTTAAAAATATGGCATTATCTTGTAACATTACAATGGATGTATCAATTTCACAAGTTGAAAAATGTATTCGTGAATTTGAATCATTTAAGCCAATTGAATCAAATTTAGAGGGATCTGCTGTTTATATTAATGGTTCTGTAATTGGTGTTGTAGACGATATGATCAAATTGTCGAAACATTTAATTCATTTGAGACGATCGGGTATTATTCATACACATACTGGTATTGTTCCATCTTATCAAGAATTTGAATTACATATTTATACAAGTGGTGGTAGATTAGTAAGGCCCGTATTTATTGTAAAAAACGGCCAACTTATATTTGATGAAAGACACATTAAATTTATTTCCGAAAATAGACATTCTTGGAATGAACTTATTGTTGGTAATAAAGATTTTCCACCAGCAATTGAATATTTAGATGTTCAAGAAAGTGGTTGCTCAATGTTATGTGAACATCCAAATAATGTTCACAAAAATCCTAGATATACTCATTGTGAAATTGATCCCAGTCTTCTTCTTGGTATATTAGCGTCAAATATTGTATTTTCTAATCATAACCAATCTCCTAGAAATACTTATCAATCAGCAATGGGAAAACAGGCAATGGGTATTTATGCCACTAATTTTAGATACAGAATGGACATGGTATCTAATACATTGTGGTATCCAACTCAACCCCTTGTAATGACGCATAACTCCAAACATATGAATATGAGACGTATTCCAAATGGTTCTACTGTTATTATTGCAGTAAGTAGTGATAAGGGATATAATCAAGAAGATTCTCTTATGTTTAACAAATCTTCTATTGATAGAGGGTTATTTCGTTCAAGTTTCTTCAGAACGTATCACGTAGAAGAAAGAAAGAACCAATCTACTGGAGAAGAAGAACAATTTGCAAAACCAAATCCCAATAACACTTTACAGTTAAGACATTGTAGTTATGATGCATTGAGCGAAGATGGTTTTCCAATTGAAGGCAGACATGTAAAAGGAGGTGATGCAATTGTTGGAAAAGTAGTTCCTATGTGTAATCGAAAAAAACAAACGTCAACCGTTTTCGATAAAGAATTTAGGGATAATTCGACTTATATTAGAAACAATGAAGATGGTATAGTTGATACAAAATACGTATCGAGAAATAGTGATGGATATTTATTCTGTAAAGCAAAGATCCGTTCTGAACGTCGACCTGGTATTGGCGATAAGTTTAGCTCTACTTGTGGCCAAAAAGGTACTATTGGAATGATTTATAAAGCAGAAGATATGCCATATTCAAAAGATGGTATTACACCCGATATTATCATGAATCCACATGCTTTTCCAAGTAGAATGACATTTGGTCAACTTTTAGAATCATTGTTAGGAATTGAATGTATTGATAAAGCAATGCATGGCGATGGTACACCATTTACAAATATATCTGTTGATACAATCGCAAATCGTCTTGAAAAAAGCGGATACGATAAATATGGAGAAACAGAATTGTATAGTGGTGAAACTGGTAAAAAATTGACCACAAAAATATTTATGGGACCAACATTTTATCAAAGATTAAAACACATGGTGGACGATAAATTTCACGCACGTTCTACAGGACCCATGGTTCAAATGACGCGACAACCTTCGGAAGGTCGTTCTCGTGATGGAGGTTTACGCATGGGAGAAATGGAACGCGATTGTTTATTATCGCACGGTGTATCTCAATTTCAAAAAGAAAAATTCATGGAATTGTCGGATAATTTTACAGTATTTACAAATTCAGACGGTATGATGTGTTCTGTAAATAAGAAAAACAATATTGTAAAGTCTTTTACCGATAAAAAGAATGATAATAAAGGTACTATTTGTGAACATAGAATCCCATATGCGACAAAATTATTTCTACATGAATTACAAACAATGGGTATTGCAGCCCGTTTACAAGTAATTGATGAAGAAAAATGAATAATTAATCAAACTGGAAATTTAGTTACTAATCTTACAATATTCGAACTTTACAACACGACCCTTGACCCAATTTGATAACAAACTATTTCCTTCTAATTTCTCTAAGAACCCTTTTTTTATATTTTCAGATATATTATTCTTTATAATTGAATTTTGTAATCCACTATATCTTAATAGCTTAGCAACTATTTTATTCCGTTTTTTTTTGATTAGTCTATAGCCATTTAATTCAATATTATATGTTAAGTATAAATCATGCGAAAATATTCCCTCATCCCATTCTACTTCTTGTTCATTAACAGTTCCTTCTCCTTCTAGTTCTTCCTGAATAATAGTTGGAATATTCACCTCCCGAATTTGTTTCAATACATCGCTACCCCACCCATTAGTAATACTTAATTTAACTATGCATTTGAAATTAGTTTTCATTTATAAATAGAAAACATAAAGAATTAAAATTATAATCACACAAATCTATTCATTTATATTTTCATATATTTGTTCACCCACTTGTAAACCAAACCCAAAAAATGCTGAAGAAAATAGATGATGTAAAAATGGAGCTGTACCAAAAAGTATTAATATTATACCAATATATTGATAGGTTGATAATTCTTTAAGCAATGGGGTTTCTTCTCCTTTTTCATCCTTTTTATTATACTTTTTTAAAATATAATATCCACTACCAGCAATTATAATTGTATATACAGATATAAAAATCATAAACAAAATAATCCCACCCATAGCACCAAATGCACCTATAAAACTTTGCTCTAAATCTTTTATGCGTGTCATAAATTAAGTTATATGTATATTTTTTTTATAATCATATATTATACAAATGGAAGACGGAAAACGTAGTTTCACAGTTGTCGAGATCCGCAAACCCGGTCAAAAAAATAAATCTGGTTCCACCAAAAAAACCACTGGAGATGGTGGTCGGTACCTTTCTAAGAGCCCTCGGGCCGCCGCAAGTAAAGCATTTAATGCTTCTTGCCGCTCAAAATCAATTAAAGGTCAGTGTACTTTAGAGGTTACTTTAAAAGAAACTACCAGAAATGGTGAGGAAAAGCTTTACAAATACGCATGCAAACGTATTAAACTTGCTGAACCACGTATTGTTAAATTTGGAAAAAACGAAGTAAAAATTGAATATGACACAAGAATTGTTTCACTCAATTAAATTTTTTACACCGTTTTTTAGTCCAAACCCTTTTTTTAGTTCTTTTTCTTGTCTTTTTTCTTGAACTAATTTTCTTTAAATAACTTTTTATTGTTTGAATTTCTCTATTTTCATCCAGTATATTTATCGTATAATAAGGAGTTTTGTCATCATAATGAATATCTAATATTTTGGCTATTTTTCCAGTTTTTGTGTATATTACATAAGTGTTTTTTAGGTAATCCATTACTAATAGTTTATGAAAAAAACAGATTAAGCATAACTTACATATTACTAGTAATGACATGAAGACCTCTTCTAAATTATTTGGTGGCTCACATATACTACATTTATCTTCTCCAGAAGATAAAAAAGAAATTTTAGAACACCTCCATATTAATACTCAAATTCAGTTACCAGAAAAAACAAGACTAATGAAATTATTAAGTAATAATAATATTTCTGTTCTAAAAAATGGATATTACGCTATGGCTGTACCAGATGATCTTGAGATTTTCTTGTATTTTACAAAATATAAGAATGTGAATAGGTGTTTTCTCATATGTCGACAATTGGGTGCCGGTTATACTCAACCAAAGATTTTATTGTTATCACCAAATGTTATTGACAACGAAATATATTCTGAAACGTTTATTGAGGCAACACGTGTTTATGCATCAGATAAAAGATTCGTAATTCTGATGACAGATATTAGATGGTTCAAAGGGAGAAAGGTTAGTGATAAAAATATAATAGAGCGTTTACAATGTCTTGGTGAATTGATGAAAGATTGTTTAAAAGAAAATTTGAATCAATTTCCATTTAGATTACAAATTAGTACTCCATATGAACATTTAAATTTACTTGAACAAAGATTGTCTAATTTACCTTACAAAGTTAATCGAATTTTATTTGTACCCCCTTTGAAAAAACAAAGTAGTATTTTATATTATCCTATTGAATCTAAAAGATGAATCAATACTAGATTTCTAAAAAATTGTTTAAAATTAATAATGGAACATAGTTCCAATATATGTGTGTTATCCGATGATTCAAATATTTCAGATGATTATCCATATTCAAAAGATATGAATAATAAAATATGTGAATATAAACAATGGTATAGACCTATTGATCCAACATTATACGCTTTTTTGAAAGATTATTATCATTCTTTTAAAAAAAATAGAATGCGAAATAAATATATGCCTTGTTTTTTCAAAAATTCACCTCTTACACATCTCGGAAGTTGTACTCTATTAAAAAGACGTAAATTAAAAAAAATAAAAAATTCTACCTTAACAAATGTAATATTTGCTAATTTCTCAAGTTATGAACTAGAAATAACTGTAAAAACAATTGCTACAAATATTAATGGATGTGGAGTTGGATTTTTTGGAAATAGTGTTACAATTGATGTATCAAAAACAGATCCAATTCCTCAAACAATAAGTATAGAACCAGCATTGTATAAATATAACTTAATAAAAAGAGTTGCAAAAGATCCCAGAATATTAAATTATTCTTCAAAAGAAAGAATACCAAAAAATAAAGAAAATCTTATAATACCAGAATGTTTATCAGCCTCAACAGCTCAAATTGATCCAGCGTCTTCATCATATTATTTAACTGTAAAAGTCAAAAACAAAAATTTTTTAAGAAAAGATACTATATTGTTTGCCGATTTATTACATCATTCCAATTCCGATATAATATTTGAGGATATTCATTTAGATGAATCTGAAATTGGTCAAAAAATTGAAAAACGTTTAGAAAAACTAAGGCATTTAGGTTAATTTTACAAATTATCCAAATGATCAATATAACGTTTTCTGCGACCAACGAAGCAACGATCGATATCTTCCAAATCATATGTAAAAAAAGTTCCACTTATTTTAGGCGCTGGTAGATTTATAACCAAATCATTATTTGGTTCAATTTTTGTTGAAGACATATATAGTTTTCTTATATATGCTATAGACACACCAATTAACCCACTTACAAAAATAATACTATAAATTAATTCATGAATATGTGAATTGGTTTCTGAATTTTTTTTGGAATTTATTATATTTGTTACATTTGTTACATTATTTTCATACATCAACTTATCCAAACCACATATATTTAGTATGTATCATAATTTAAAATTCATTTATTTTTACAATTAATCCTCTTTCTTCACTTAGTTCTACAAATCTTTTCAATCTGTTTTTTATTCCTCTTGCCCTTTTCATATGCCATTCTAATCGTAAAGCGGGTATTTTTTCACCAACTTCAACATAAGCAAGTAACTTCCATGGTCTATGTGAGCAAGTTTTCTTTGCACCACCACATAATTCGCCATTATGTTGACGCAACCGTCTATTTACATCTATTGTAGAACCAATATAAGTATGCTTTTCACCAAATCCTACTAAAAGATAACAATACCAAATTTTATTTTCATTCATTTAATGTAATTGTATATGTATTTGTTTTTTTAATAATCCAACCGCCTTTCCAGGATTTAAACCTTTAGGACAAGTATTTGAACAATTCATGATTGTTTTACACCTATATAATTTAATAGCATCATTCAGATGTTCTAGTCTTTCTATAGTATTTTCATCTCTTGAATCAGAAATCCAACGAAATGCTTGCATTAAAACAGCTGGACCTAAATAACCATTTTCACTATTCCACCAATAACTAGGACAGCTGGTACTACAACAAGCACAAAGAATACATTCATACATACCATCTAATTTTTTTCTATCCTCAATAGATTGATAATTTTCAGATGTTCCTAATTCTTTTGAACTATGTAACCATGGTTTTATTTCTTTATATTGTTTGTAAAATGTTTTCATATCTGGAACTAAATCTTTAATAATTGGCATATGTGGTAATGGATACACTGTTATTTTATCACTAATAGGTGTTAAACATGCAAGACTATTTGTACCATTAATATTCATTGCACATGAACCACAAATCCCTTCTCTACAACTTCTACGAAAGCTTAAACTATTATCAATATTATTTTTGATATGAATCAGACCATCTAAAACCATTGGCCCACATACTTTTTTTGGAAATATATAATCAACCATTTTGGCTGATTTATTAGGTGATTTTCGATATATTTTGAATAGTGTTTTACCAATCCGTAAAACCATTATATTATATACTAATTTGGTTTTTATAAGTTATTTTATATTAATATGGTATTAGTAACTTATAAAGGAATAACTAAAAATTTGCCAGATAGATATTTGGAAGGTCTTAAAGGAAAAGAAAGAAAAGCTCAAATAAAATCTATTTTTGAAAATACTGTTCGACCAAAAACTTCGTTTATTAGTAAAAAATCTAATTGGACTGAAACTTTTAATGCTGTTTATGGTAAAGAAATTGAAAAAATGAAAAATGGTAGAAATTTGAAAAATATTGCAAATGTGTCAAAAATACCTGTAAAAGCTTTAGAAGAAGTATTTACAAAAGGAGTTGCCGCTTATTACAATGGAGGTTCTAGACCAAATCAAACACCCGAATCATGGGCTTACGCCAGAGTTTATAGTTATATTATGGGTGGAAATACGAGAAAAGTTGATGCTCATATTACAAAAAAATACAATGTTCAATTTACTTATTTCATAAAACAAAGTAAAACAATGAAAAAAAGAAAAAATTTTAAAAAAACTTATAGAAAAAACAATGAAAGAAATTAAATATGTACTAAAAATCTACTTTTTTATTTTTGGTGGATATTTACATAATTCACCACCACAATGATCATGATTGTTGAATTCATTGTTTTTTATTGCTGTATTACTCATACTTCCAATATATTTATCTTCTAAATTCCATCTACCATTTGGTATTTTTTCATGATGAAATAATCTTTTGAATATATTCGAAATATATTTTTGATTAAAGTATCTAAATACAATATTCATAATTTATTACACATTATTTTTAATTATATTTACCTTTAAATCATCTTTAACAAAATGACATTCCCCATCTTTTGTCCATTTAATTACAAGTGGTAATATTTGTACGCCATTGTTGACTGCATTAATAACAGCTTCTTTGTATATAGGATCAATATTACTTGGCTGAAAAGATGAAACGTCTGTTCTTTGAATTACGTAGCATATTATAGTCCTTTTGTTACTATTTTTCTTGATTTCAGAAAGTTCGTTAATATGTTTTAAAGCTCTTGGACTAATTGTATCTTTTACTTTTTTACGATATCCATCTGGAAAATACGAAATTTTATCATTATAGTCATAGTTTGATAAATCCATCTTTTTTCTATCTTTTTCAAGACAATCTACATAATCAGCCTTCGGTGTATGTTTTACTTCTAATATAAATTCATTGTCATTTTCGTCAATTCCCGCAAAATCAAAACGTGAATTCATAAAAGTAGTTTGACTTTTCAATGATTTTATAGAATTCAACGACTTAATCAAATTATTTTCTAAACATTTTTTTACAATTTGTTCCGGCAATGATGTATCTGTTCCAATATATTGAATATTACCTCTTTCTTCAACTATTGATAAAATTACCTTGAATTTACATACATTCTTAACTTTATCAACCTTTGTCATCAATACATTTGATCCAGCATTAACCAATCCTCCACAACCAAGAGATGTTGTATGTGCTAACACAATAGTTCCATCTTCTAATTCGACATCTGCTACATACGGTGTTTTGCAACTTGCAGATGGTCTCTTAATAACTTTTCCCTTAACCAAGTTATCTATAGCTAGAATCTTGCTCATTTTTTCTATATTACTAACTTGAATTTTATACGTTTCGTTTTGCTTATCAGATTAATAAGAATAATGAATCATTTTTTTGTTTTTGTAATTATAATGACAACACGTGTACCATATTATAAACGTATTAGAAAATCATTGAGTTTAAAATATAAGACACCATATGAAATAGTTATTGTTGGTGGTGGTATATCTGGTTTGTATACTGCTTATAAATTATCAAAACACAAAAAAGTAGCTTTATTTGATGATAGAAATTATATTGGAGGTAGAATTTATACTCATTCAAAAGGTTATGAAGTCGGAGCAGCTCGATTTAATAATAGCCACAAACTATTATTAGAATTAATAGATAATTACAAAATGACTAAAATACCCATTCCCAAAGAAATAGACTATATTGAATATTTTGAAAACAAACCAAACAAAATAACATACAATTCAAATATAGAATTTCAAAAAATCTTGAATCAAGTAATAAAAAAAACTAAAACTACAGAAAATCTTAGTAAAATAACATTTTTTCAACATTTAGTTAATGTTCTTGATTCAAAAGAAAAAGCAGATCATATTGTCAATATTTTTGGATATTATTCTGAAATAAAAGAAATGAATGCTTTAGATGCTTACAATACTTTTAAAAACGATTTTGGAAATATTCAATACTATTTTTTGATGGAAGGATTAAGTACTTTATGTGAAAATATGATGAAAACTATAAAAGATAATGGTTCGAAAGTCTATTTGAATAGTTACGTTGATTCAATTAAAAAAATCAATAATTCTTTTGTAATTAGTAGAAAAAACAGAAGCATGAATATAAAAGGAGAAAAAGTAGTTTTTGCTATAAAACCACATCAATTGACACAATTTCCTTTATTAAAATCAATTCATAAATATACTAAAGCTGTATATAATGCACCTCTTATTAGAATATATGCTATTTACAAAAATATATGGTTCAAAAATATTAACAGAACAACTACTAACAATTTGCTTAGACAAATAATACCGATTAACAAGAAAACTGGACTAATTATGATATCTTATACAGATGGAGAAGATACAAAACCATTTATGAAAAACAAATATGAACTAAAATCTGATAAAATATTGAAACAAATTATTGCTGAAAATATTAAAAAAGTATTTCCAAATCATAATATAGAAAAACCAGACTATTTTAAAGCTCATTTATGGACAATTGGATGTCATCATTGGAAACCAGGATTTGATTCATCACAAATTCAAAAAAATATTTTAAATCCAATACACAATGTTTATATATGTGGTGAAGGGTTTTCAGAAAAACAAGCATGGATTGAAGGTGCATTACATAGCGCTTCAAAAGTAATAAAACATATTAGTTCATAATATTAATATGGAAGATACTAATAGAACAAGATTTTTGAACTCAAAAAAAGAGAACAAAGATGGAAAATTTATTAGTTTATGGTTAAAAAGAGATTTTAGATTTGATGATAATTGGGCTTTTTCTGAAGCTATTAGATTATCGAACATATATTCTGTTCCAATTAAGGTTTTCTTTTATTTACCGAATAAATTATATGTAAAATACAATTTACCAGATAAATCACATGTAAAATATTTACCAACAAAATATTGTATATTGTATCCTTCCAAAAGACATTTAGATTTTTTGTTAAAATCGTTAAAAGAATTAGAATCCACTATAAATAAGCACAATATTCCATTAGAATATAGAACTGGAGAAAGTCCAATTAGTGCATTAAAAATCGATTTTGAACAATCCGTTTTAGTATTAACTGATTTTAAACCAACAATTCCATCAATAAATTGTGATAAAAATGTAGCTACCAATATAAATGTAAAAATGATACAAATAGATTCACATAATATAGTTCCAATATGGGATGCTTCTCCAAATGCAGAATATATGGCAAGAACTATTAGAAACAAGTTATGGTCAAAAGAAAACAAGTATTTAACAAATTATCCGAATTATAATTCTTTCAAACAAGTTTCTATAAAATCAACCAAATCTTTACCCAAATTAGATAGTTTAAATTATGTAGACGATTCATTTACTACTAAAACAAAAGCAAGTCCTTCTTTTGCAAAAAAAAGATTTAATGATTTTATTAAAAACAATCTAAAAAATTATAAAAACAGAAATGATCCAACAATGGAAAATGCTCAATCAAATATGTCCATTTACATAAACTATGGCTTAATAAGTGTTCAAAAAATGGTATATTTACTAAAGCAAAACAAAAATTCAAGTTTAAAAAAAAATATAGACGAATATATAGAAGAAGTTTGGATTAGAAGAGAATTAGCAGAAAATTATTGCTTTTATAAAGATTATACTTCAGTTAACTCCGCATGGGATTGGGCAAAAAAACTAATGAATAAAGAAAAAGCAAAAAAACAAATTTATAGTTTAAAAGAAATAGAATCTGGAAATACTGATGATTTGGCTTGGAATGCATGCCAATTTCAATTAGTTAATACTGGACGCATACACGGATATATGAGAATGTATTGGGCAAAAAAAATTGCAAATTGGTCTAATAATCGACAAAATGCTTTAAATATTGCAAATTATTTAAATGATAAATATGAAATGGATGGCTCCAGTTCAGGAGGATATACCGGTACTGCTTGGTCTATTATTGGAGTTCATGACAGAAATTTTTATGGTAAATTTAGACCAATGACTTTAGCAGGTTTGAAATCCAAAAAAATTGATATTAACAAATATATTAACAAATATTCAAAATAAACCTATATAAAGCCATATAAAGCCATATAAAGCCATATTATCAATAATAATTATGGCATCAGTTGAAGCAATTGGTATTGATTTAGGAACAACATATAGTTGCGTCGGTGTATATCAGAACGACAGAGTTGAAATTATTGCTAACGACCAAGGCAATAGGACAACACCATCGTATGTAGCATTTAACGAAACTGAAAGACTTATAGGCGACGCCGCCAAGAATCAGGTAGCTATGAACGTCCATAACACTGTTTTCGATGCAAAAAGATTGATTGGTCGGAAATATAGTGACAAAGAAGTACAAGATGATATTAAGCATTTTCCTTTCAAAGTATTTGCTGACTCTTCTGACAAACCAATGATTGAAGTACAATATAAGGAAGAAACCAAGCATTTTAGTTCCGAAGAAATTAGTTCTATGATATTAACCAAAATGAAAAATACTGCCGAAGCATATTTGGGTCATGACGTAACTAAAGCAGTTATTACTGTTCCAGCATATTTCAACGATTCGCAGCGTCAATCAACAAAAGATGCGGGTAGGATTGCCGGGCTCGAAGTACTTCGTATCATCAATGAACCAACTGCCGCAGCTATTGCATACGGTTTAGACAAAAAAGACTCGAATAAAGGGGAAAAAGTTGTTTTAATTTTTGACCTTGGTGGAGGTACCTTCGATACCAGCTTATTATCTATTGACGAAGGAATTTTTGAAGTATTGGCTACCGCTGGTGATACTAGACTTGGGGGTGAAGATTTTGATCACAAAATGGTCGATTATTTTTGCCTTGAAATTAAGAGAAAATTGAAAAAGGATATTTCAAAGAATCCAAGAGCGTTGCGCCGTTTAAGAACTGCGTGTGAACGTGCCAAACGCACCTTATCCGCATCTTCTCAAGCTTCGATTGAAATCGATACACTTGTGGATGGTGTCGATTTCAATTCTACTGTAACACGAGCGAGGTTTGAAGACATGTGCGCTGCTGATTTCAGAAAGTGTATGGCTCCAGTCGAAAAAGTATTGCGTGATGCTAAAAAATCGAAAAATGATGTAGATGAACTTGTGTTAGTCGGTGGTTCCACAAGAATTCCGAAAATTCAAGAAATGCTTAAAGAGTTTTTTAACGGAAAAGAGCTTTGTAAAAATATTAATCCAGACGAGGCGGTTGCATATGGGGCTACGGTCCAGGCTGCTATTTTAACGGGCGCAGATAAAAATTCTGAAAAATTGAGCGATCTTCTTCTGATGGATGTTTTGCCTCTATCTCTGGGATTAGCTACGTCTGGTGAGGTTATGACACCGCTTATTAAAAGAAATACAACAATTCCTTGTAAGAAAACTCAAACATTTTCTACTTTTGCGGACAACCAACCTGGGGTACTTATCCAGGTCGTAGAGGGAGAAAGATCCATGGTAAAAGACAATAATTTGCTTGGTAAATTTGAATTAACGGGTATTCCGCCTATGCCTAGAGGGGCTCCTCAAATAGAAATTAGCTATGATGTAGATAGTAATGGTATTCTTACTGTAAATGCTGTTGAAAAATCTACTGGGAAATCTGAAAACCTTGTTATTAAGAATGACGCAGGTCGCCTTTCAGAAGAAGAAATTAAGAAAATGGTGGATGAAGCTGAACAATTCAAAGCTGATGATGAATTACAAGCTTTGAAAATTGAAAAACGTAATGGATTAGACCAAATCATTTACACAAGTTTGTCCGCAATTGGTGACCAAAACCCTGAACTCACAGAGCAGATTAAGGAAATACAAACATGGCTTGAAAATAATCAAGACGAATCCCCTGATATTTATGATGAAAAGATCAAAGAAATCCAAGAAAAAATGAAAACGTTTGCCCCGCCACCACAACCAAATGACGATACAAATCCCAATATGAATACTGAAACTCCCCAAGAATCAGCTACTCCAGAAGATTCTGGGCCAAAGATCGAGGAGATAGATTGAAGAAATAGATTAAAAAAATGATTAAATACAAGGTTTTAGTTATGAATAATGACTCAAAATATTTTTGATAATGGAATATTCCAAAAAGAAATAAATAGCGATGAAAATACACCACTTCTACTTCATAATCGAAAATTAGAAGTAGATGTACTACGACAAATGTTCAATTTTAAATTAAAAGCTTACCAAAACAAGAGAAATATTGAAATTATTGTTAATATGAAATTTCACGATACTAATTTTACTGGAATCAAAGACTTAATACCAGAAATCAATAGAATTATAAGAAATTTTTTGTGTATAGATTTACAATTTAAGCTAATAATGATTCCAGATATTCAATATCCGTTTAAGCCACTACATTGGGAAATTGAATTCCCAATATATGGAAATTTATTGAAATACGGTAATAATAATCCAATTGCAAAAGATATAAAAGCTTGTTTATATTCTGCTTTAGAGAGAGAAAACGAACAAATCTGTAATAATTGGCACGCAATATACAATCCAACTCAAAATGCATTCTTGTGTTTAATGAGAATTCAAAATGATTTGAGGGGGATTTTAAATTTCGATGAAATACTTGAGAAATTTAGAACAGAAAGAAAAAATGTTTAGTCAATTTTTTTACTAAAACCTGAATTATAGCAATAATGACATATTGCTTCTTTTCCACAAACATATTCATCTGTTTCAGCCAAAGAAAAACCTCCATTTCCGTCGTAAAATGCAAATTGCCAAATTTTATTATGCTTTATATAACATCTTGAATCAAATCTACCTTCATTTTTACATAATATACATATAAATGGTATATATAGATCTATCATTAAATATGTTTTTCTAAAAAAATATACAAACTAAACCTATTATAATATATGATGGATTCTATAAAAATGCGTAGAATCATTGGCAAAGATTATAAAAATTATGAAGAATATATTAAACATCAAAAAGAAAAAACTAATAATCCAACAAAAAGAAAAAAATGGTTGAATAAAGAATGGGATATGAAAATAAATATATTTAGAACAACTTTTCAGTATTTTAAAGATGAAAATATTTTAAAAGAAAATATGAAATGTTTGTGTTTTGGAGCTAGAACGGGACAAGAAGTTGTAGCGTTAAATGAAATTGGTATGAAAGCAATTGGTATAGATATAGTGCCAGAACTACCATATGTAATAGAAGGGGATATACATGAGGTGCCTTTTGGTGATGAAAGTTTTGATTTTGTATTTACAAATATTGTTGATCATTCTATTTATCCAGAAAAATTTATGAATGAAATAGAGAGAGTTTTGAAACCAGAATGTTATTCATTAATACATTTACAATTAAATTGTAAATCAGACAAATATGCTGAGAACGATATTTATAATTCAGAATCAGTTATAAAATTATTAAAAAATTCTCAAGTTGTTGTAAATAGAGAAATAACTGAAATATTTACTAAAGAAATAATAGGTATGAATTGGGAAATTTTAATGAAAAAAAACCAGTATTAAAATAATATCAGTTTAAAACAATAGATTTTACATATTTAAAATAATAAATTATAATTATGATTGAAAATCCTAAAATAACAGTTATTATTACATCTTCTCTGATACCATCACATCCTTCTATTGAAGTGATAAAAACTACAATAGAGTCTTTAAAATTTATTGGTTTAAAAAAAGGAAATTCAGAAGTGTTGATAGCACAAGATAATCATCCAAAAAGACCAAAAAAAAGAGGTCCCAGATATGAAATATATAAAAAGAGACTACAAGAGTATTTCAATAAAAATCCAGACTTTAACTATAAAATATTAAAAGGAAGGCCTGGTGGGAGAATAGGGCTTGTTGGAAATGTAATGAATGCATTTAAAAGTGTAAAATCAGAATATGTTTTAGTAATTCAACATGATATGCCATTTCTGGACAAAGGTATTGATATAAACAAAATAATGGAAGATATGAAATCAAATCCAAAAATGAAGCATGTTCGCTTCAACAGAAGACGTAATATTGCAAGAGGTTTTGATGGTGAAAATAAAAATTTGTTTGGAAATCAAATAAAAGCAAACAATTATACTTATACAAGTACTGGTGGATGGTCTGATAATAATCATATATGTTTAGCTTCATATTATAGAAATGTTGTATTTCCTCGATGTAAACCTGCTGGATTTATGGAAAAATTTTTGAATGGAAAGCATAAAGGTGGAAGCGGACATAAAGAATCAAATCATATATTTGGTACTTATTTATACGGACCAAAGGGGCAAAATCCTGTGATTTGGCATAAAAATGGTAGAAAATTCTTAGCAAAAAAGAAAATTCTTAGCAAAAAAGAAAATTCTTAAATTGGATATTCATCCATATTATATACTGATCTCGCATAGTTCCAAAAATTTGATAAATCATATTCTGTCATATAAACTACGTGATCAAATAACAACATTGAAACAGTTTTAGAGTTAGAATCCTCATATTCTTCTAATTCTTTTAAATTTGTAATACGTTTTTTTGTAATTAAATACAGAATATTACTATAAGATTGAACAATTTTTTCAGAAGGTGGTGTAAAATTATTTAAAAAATAAGACAAATCGTTATAAACCCATCCAATAGCACAAGATATTATTGCTTTATTTGTATTTGTTTCGCCAGTTTCAAACCATTTTGTATAAATATTGATTATATTTGACATTTTAGATATATTACGAATGCCTATATTGATTAATTTTTGTTTTTCAGAAACAATTGGTAACCAATTCATAATTTCAATTTTTAATTCATTTGGTAAGTTTTTTATTTGATTGAGTATACACATAATTGTTAACTTGATTTAAAAGTTTTAGAGAAAACAAAAAAAATACATAATTAAATTAATAGACAATGGATATAATATTGTTGGTTTTACTTTTTTTGATAATATTGAGCATTTTTACATTAGTTTTTCTTAGTTTAAACATAATTTTGACAAAAAAAATTAATATTGATTATTCAAAACTGGAATCTACATATGAAGTTACATCAGAAGTTACATCAGAAGAAGAAACGAATTTAGAAATACAATATTTAACAGAATCTGAATCTACTAATTTAGAATCATCTGAAAATGAAAGTTGTAATAAAGCAAAAGAAATAAGACAAGAAATAAGAAAAAATAATAATCTGAATGAAAATGGTGAAAGAATAGACGGTAAAGTATTAATGGATTATTCTGATAAAGACGACGTATATGGTTCATGTGTACAACCTTTTGTACACGAAGCATGTACAAAATATGCGAGATGTACTGATTCTCACAATTTAAAAAGCGGATGTTATGTTCAATCAGAAGATGGTTTGGTTGTTGGATGTCCAGCAAAATGTTGTAAGTCAGAACCTTTAAGTGAAGAAGCATCTCCATTAGAAGATGAAGATTCTCCAGTAGAAGTTGAAGATTCTCCAGTAGAAGCTGAAGATTCTCCAGTAGAAGTTGAAGATTCTCCAGTAGAAGCTGAAGATTCTCCAGTAGAAGGATTTTTAAATTACAAGAAGTGGTTAACTCCTCAATTTGGCTATTGATTTTAAAATCCCATTTTATTTTCAGCGATTTGTTCTAAAATATTTATATTGTAAATCCTAGTTGCTTCTGCCAACAATCTTAATTCAAAATGTAGATCTCCATCACATAATGGCATAAACAAATCATTTATATTATCAATTCCTAATCCAATGTTCACACCATTATCATATAAAATTTGAACTGGTGCAATAGAATTATGTATTGGTGCTTTGTATTTATTATCCTGCATCATTGAAATGGCTGCAGATGGACACACAATTATTCCAATATCAAGTTCTTTGAGTCTTTGTGCAATTTCAATTTGTTTTTCAAGTGGTTTACAAGATAGACTTACAGAATGAACCGAACGAGCTTTTCCTTGATATTCATATTTTTCAACAAAATTGCAAAAGATTTCTGTTTCATTTTCAACTGGAATATTGAGTTGATCTAAATGGGCTTCTAATGGTTTATTTAGTCTTTTTGCAGTAGAAAAGGCAATATCTAAATGTTCATCAAAGTTATTATAATCTCTACTTGGTAAACATCCAACTATATCTGTAATTTTGGTAGCTTTTTCGAATAGTTTTAAATTTTCATTAGATCCTACAATTCCTTGTAAAGGTTGTGTAGCGGTTTGTATTGTTATTCCTTTTGCTTTCCATTTTCGTTTTAGCTTTTCAGTTTCTTCAATACACATTAAACCAACAACTTTATCTACATCAACAAATGTTCTAATATGTTTACAATTTTGAGAAACTATTTTTATAATTGATTGTTCAATTCGATTAGAAAGATCTTCTCTTGTATAATTTTGTTTAATAGTATCCATAAGATACCATTTTTCTCGCATATGTCTATTTGATTGTATTAACAAGTCTTTATTGATAATATTTGATTTATCTAAATGTGCATGATGGCAAACCCAATTTATGTTTTTCCGAAGGAAGTTCATTCTCATTTATAAATGTCAAATCTTATTTATATTTAGGATAAACGCCATATAATTGTGACAATAAAACTCCATCACCATTTCTAGCTCTAACTTTTACAAAACCATTATCACCCCAATCCTTTCCCCAACTATTTTGTATGATCCAATATGTACCATTTTCATCTTGGTCATATCCTGTTAATAAAACCGCATGATTAATTTCTTCTGACATATTAGAAGGGATATCAATAATTCCACTTTTGTAAAATCTAAAGATGAATGAATTAGCGTCAAGAGCTATTGTTATTGGTCCATTTTGTAGAGAAGCCATAATATCTATTTTTGATTTTGGAATAATGTATTCATAACTTGTAATATTAGAGCCAATAACATTATTTTTTCCAATAAAAGAGTGATTACTGACTAAACATCCTGCCTCTAAACAGTCAGTACCACAACTTTGTTGTTGAGCAACATATTTATATTCATTGTTTGATATAAGACCCTTATTTTCGATTACATAATCTAATGCTAAATGCATTAATCCACCACCACAACCATAATTCTCTGTAGAACAGTCGACCAATTGTTGTTCTGAGAGTCTATCAACAGTATAATTATTAATTCTCATTAAAGATTCTATGGATGATGTCGTTGAAAACGCCCAACAAGAACCACATTGACCTTGATTTTTAACTTCAGATAAGATATTTTCATCCCAAATAAATTTTTCTGGTAGATTTTGATATATTTTGAAATATTTTATAGCTTTATATATTTTATTGATTGTTTTTCCAAAAAAAAAATTGAATGAACTATTTATTGGTTCTTTTATTCGCATTAAATCTGAATATGGTTCGTCATTATCAATTTTGTATGATGTATCAACTTTGTCTGTAAATTTATTAAACTCGAGTTTACAACCATTATTGTGGCTATTGTATTCAGATATTAATTTATAGTTTTTTTCAAAAATTCTGTAATTATGTTCACGATTTTTAGCAAAATCTATGTATTGATTTTTAGCTTCTTCACCACCAGTTTTTAAAAATTTGAAGAAATTTGATTCAACTGATTTATCCAATTGATTTTGCTCCTTTAAAAAAGAGTAATATTCAGACGCATATTTATAATCTTTAGCATTATTCACTCTAACAATAATACGTTTAAGAGAGAGGTGGTTCACGTTTGAGTAAAAAAAACAATTAGTCATATTAAAAAAAAATGAAAGCGCTAATCCTAAGCGCATCATACATAGAGTATTATTAAGCAAAAATATCTGTATTTTAAAGTTTCGAGGTTTGATTTATAATACTCTCTGTATTTTCAACATCATTAATGGAAAATTTACATTTTTTATAATATTTCTTTCTTGTACTCGATTTTTTTATAAATCCATTTGTTGAATCAACAATATCTATAATTATTGGGACAAATTTTCTATTTTCAGGAGTTTGTCTTAAAATCCTACCAGTCGCTTGAATTATATCACTTTTTGGGGTTGCAAATATAAGAGTATTTAATTCTGGTACATCAAATGCTTCTTGTACATAACTATACGTTGCTAATAACACGTTTGTTTTTATAACATCATCTAATTGAGATTGCTTAATTCCTCCAATACATAATCCATTAGGTATTTTCATAGAATCTAATTTTGTATTTAAAGACTCCACTTGTCTCCTTCTTTCACTAAGAACTAATATTTTTCTTCCAATTGAATGGAAATGTTTGATAATATCTAATATTAGTTTTTCTCTATTTGGCGACTCAACTAACCTATTAATCATCTTTGGCATATTAGAATTACCTTTTGCATTGTAGAAAGTTTGCTGATATTCAGAATCTTTAAAAGGAAGCATATAACATAAAACATTTCCAAAATTAGTATTTTTACCATCAGGACTATATACAGGACCAATGTGCCAAGTTAATATCCTTTCCATATTATCTTTTCGTTGAACTGTCGCACTGAGTCCTAAATTATATTGAGTTGCAATTTTAGGGAATGCTTTACTGTAACAATTACTTGCAAAATTATGAATCTCATCTAATATATTCAATCCAAAGCTGGAAAATGTATTTTCAGGATAATCTTTCTGTGAAATAGATTGTAACATTCCAATAACAATATCACAATTATCAATTTTAATTTTATTTGCTTGAATAATACCAATTCTTGCATTTGGTAAAAACTGATTAATACGTTCTATCCATTGATTCATAAGAAATTCTTTATGAACAACAACTAATGTCTTTTTTTTGATAATAGAAATCAAATACAAGGCTAATGCAGTCTTACCACCTCCTGTTTTTAAATTGAGGATTCCCCCCTTATTTTTTCGAAACAATTCTAAAAAGTTATTCATAATATCAATTTGATAGTCCCTCAATGTTCCATTGAATTTTAAGTTAATTTTATTTCCAACTTCTCCAATTTTATCAATTGCAGGACCAAAATTATTTATACCATAAAAACGAGGTATATAAAATTTGTTAACACTTTCTAAATAAACTTTAAAACTTGGTGGCAAATTACCAAATTTTTGAATTAGAAATTTTTGCTTTTCAAATGGTTGAACATTTAATTCTTTACGTAATTTTGTCTCTTCTTGTTGTGTTAGACTTTGTTTTTTAATTGTATATCCTCTACGTGAAATATATTTATCTGGAAGAGAATGTTCACTTTTTGCCATTAGTTGACTATTACTTTAATATCTAAATTTAGACTTATACAATCCTGTTTTTTGATAATTTAGTCTTTTAATAACAATTTCTTATTTACATTATTGGATAAATAAGGTAATATAAGTTTTTTTTCGGTTTTAGATAAATATTTACCCCTTAAAGCACTAAGCCTTTCAGCAATTTGTTTTTTAGAACCACTTTGTACAAGTTTATATTTTTTTGCTAGTTTAATAAAATTAGCGAAACTATCTTTTTTTTTAAGAGTTTGAATTCCTCTTTGCTTCATTCTTTTATTTTTAAGAGTTTTTCTCCCAAAGTACTTATTTCTCATTGTATATATAATATATTAAATTGTGAGTAGAAGTGTCAAATCAAGGACATCAGCTTATTTGCGTTTTAATAAACGATAATCAGCTCTATTCCAAGATTATTCTCGGTTTTCAAAATTATTTTTAGAAACTAAATTTTGAGAAGTATTTGCGGTAGTATAAATTTGATCAGCAGGTGGATTTTGAACATAAATAGAATCATAATTGACACCAAAGCCAATATCTTGAAGAATACCAAGACTGATTTTGCTTATATAATTACTATACCATGGGTCATTATTACTTGTATGTATGTCATCTAAAAATCCAGACATAATTTCAGTAGGAATAGATGGATGTATTATATTATTTGAATTTTTACGAATTTCTGGAGTAAAATTTTCATATAATCCTTCTTCAAAATGTGCGTGTTGTGTTCCGGCGCCGAAATGATTTTCTATTGGAATACCACTTAAACCTGTAATATCATATCCAATATCTTGTAATAACTTTTTATATTCTTGAAAACCAAAAATACCAGTATAAAAAAAATTGCTAATATTATTGTGCCAACCTTCTGTATGAGTACCTATACCAAGAATATGTAATATTTCATGTACAAGAACTATAACATTAATAGCTGTTTCGTGAAGATTATTATTTGAATCTCTCGAACCATTAAGATTGTAATTCACTCCAGTAACATTATTTACATTTTGATAATTTATTCCAATTTGTGGATTAGGGGTTGATGTAACATCTGCCCAACCAAGAATATTTGGATTAGAAAGACTTGTATCTTCTATTATTTCTATAGTTGGAAACTCTGCGTCAGTTGATACTATAATATCTTCTATTATATATTTTGCCCATTTAATATGATCTTCGAGTGAACCAGAGGCATCACTATTTAATGAAGCTGGTGGACCATTCAAAGAAGAAACATTTACTTCTTTATATATTAAATTTAATTGAAACCCGGGTGAAAAATAATTAGTTATACCACTATTTCCTTGAGCGATATAATAGCCTTTAATCAAAAAGGAAATATCTTCATCAATAAAGTCTTCAAAATATTCTTTTTGGGCAGTTGATGTAAATTCTTCTGCAATTGTTATTGCATCATTAACATTATTAATGTCAATTGTTATATCATCGTGTGTTTTATAATAATTTGGGAAATTAGAAACACCTATATAATAATTTCTAAACTGTTGAGATAGATTTTTCATAAAGAATTCCCTTTGTTCGGTTCCAGAATATATTGCCCGTATTTTCAAAACGTCACTACTACTAACCATATTTAAACACAATAAAAATATCCTGAAATTAATACATAGTTTCGCCATATATCAAATCAAGTATTTTTGTCGAAATAAATCGTGAAATAATGAAAGTAGCTGTAGATAATAATGGAAATGGCTTTATAAAAAATAAAGAAGTAACTGATAATGATTTTAAAGCTTTAGCTCTACGTATAGCAGTTTGACAATGAATACAAGAATCTATATGTTTTGTTCTATCTCTTTGTTGTTTTGGAGTCAGTTCTTTTATTTTATTGTTATCATTATTGTTTGAATATATTGGAATATGGCTCATATGATTTTGCCACCATTTCCTCCAGATAATTGGTCCAATATCAGAAGTGGTTGGTGTATTATATGATTCTAATAATGTTTTATTTTCCGATTCCATTATTTTATTGCCCGCTATTTCACAATTATGTAACCAAACATCTGTTTCAAGAAATTTATTTCCAAAAGAATGTGAGATCCATTTTGGAAATAAATTTGGAGTATTAGCACCAAAAAAAACCAAATGAATTCGTGTAACTCCTAAAGAAACTGGTGTTAATAATGCCATAAGTTGTATATTGTATTGGTTAGTAGCATTTAATGTCCTAAAATGATAATATGTTGGACTTGTAAATGAAACAATTCCAGTTCGCATTTTTCCCATAATTCTATCGGTAAAATGAATCTCTAATTCATTTGAATCTTCTTTTGATGTAAGAACTTGCATTGGAATATCAATTCCATCACTACGTACACCTTGTAAACCGTGGTGAGCAAATGGAATATGCGCTGGGTCCATAAAATTTTCAACCATAAAATCAAAAGAATAAGGTAATTCTCTTGTTAAACACGTTTTTACATTATTCAATTCTGGAAAAACAATATCAGGTCTTTTATTAAAATTGGCATTTTCTAATTCAAATTTTCCCCATAATATATCTCCGGTTTCTATTACTTCTACTGATTCAACATTTTTTCCGATTTCACCTTTTTTTGATTGTGGTATTTTTACACACTTTCCTGTTTCAGAAAATTGCCAACCATGATAAGGACATTCAATACAACCGGTTTCATCATCAATTCGACCCTGTGATAGTGGTGCTAATCTATGTGGACAAACGTCTTTGACAAGAGACCAAGAATCTGTTTTAGGATTTTTCCATATTACATAATTCTCATTTGCAATTTTTATTGGAGTGCCAGAAGACTGTGGCAATGATGATTTTGAACCAATTGGTAACCAAGTCCCAGTTGATTCAGAAATTAAACATGAATTACATGATGTGCATGAATTACATGTCTGATGCATAAAGGTTAAATCTTGTTTGAAACCTGTTTTAAAAGCATTAATAGTTATAACATAAGTTAAAAAATAGAGATTAATATATTTTTTAACGTTCATTATTATTATCAAAGTATTTTCGGTAATATAATTATATTGTTTTTTACTTAAATAGACATGGTATCTTTGAAAATACCAGTCTCATTTGTTAAAAATTTGATGAAACCAAAACCACCAAATTCAAATATTGTTTCAAATAAGGAAATATTTGATCTTACACAGGGTACAGTAGTAAATTTTATAATGAATCCTTTAATTGGAGCTGTCGATACTTATTGGATTTCTAAATTAAACAATGATGCAATTTTGGCCGGACAAGGTACGTCAGATAGAATATTTAACTCAATTTTTATGATTGCATCATTCACACCCACTGTAATCATACCAATTATCTCAAAATATGATTCAATAGGAGATAATGAAAAAGTTGGTAGCGTAATTAGTTCAAGTATATTATTAATTGGATTAATAGGATTATTTTTGAGTAGTAGTATATTTATATTTAAAGAACCTGTAATAAAATCGATAATACCAGCTAATGCACCATCCTATAATTATGCAATACAATACTTAGAAATAAGAATTTTAAGTTTAGGATTCGCATTATTAAATTCTCTTGCATTTGCTTCATTTAGGGGACAAAGAGATGTATATACACCACTTAAAATTAACTTATATTCTCAATTAGCAAATATGATTTTGAATCCAATTCTTATGAGAAAAATGGGTGTTAAGGGTATTGCTTTAGGTAGTGTAATATCAGAATTAATAAGCTTTAAAATGTTTTACTCATCTTTATTAAAGAAAAATTTAATTAAATTCTCAAAAATTGATTTTAAAATTATAAAACTATTGCTGAATAGAGGATTGAGTATTCAATTGCGCGCAATTTGTTTATCTTTAATAGGTTTAATTGGATTTCGTCAAGCACAACATTTGGATCTATCGGGTTCTATTGCGGCGGCTCACGTTTTGAATATGCAGTTATTCGAAATTGGACATATTTTCACATATTCTGTTGGTTTAATTTGTCCAATTATAATTCCAAGATATAGTAAACCCCATTTTGTTGAAAGAAAATTATATAGGTTTGGAACAAGTGTATCAATATTGGCCATGATTAGTAACTTTGTAATTGGCAAGAAAGTTTTTACGTTATTTTCAAAAAATGAAAAAGTAATCTATTTTGCAAATAAAGTTATTCCAGCATCATCTTTATTTCAATTAATATGTGGACTAACTTGTGTAACCGAAGGCATGATACAAGGCTACGGTATGTATAATATTATTGGATATGGAACAGTTTTGTCTACAATAATATTTTTTGTTGCTACAAATTTTTCTAATAATCTTACACAAATATGGTATACTATGTGTTTATCAACAGCATTTAGAGGTATTTTAAATACATATTTAATGAAAAGAATACAAAAAGACAAAGAACAAAAAGACAAAGAAAGTTAAATATCATCTATATCATCATCGAAATTTTGAGAATAATCAGAGTCAAAAGTCGGAATATTTTGTGGTGGTATATTGTCTGAAGGTATATTGTCTGACGGTATATTGTCTGAATATGTATCGTTGGATGCTAATACTGTTTTAATATCAAATTGAATTTTTGTACCTTCTTTAAACCGACCCAAATTTCTTCTTGAATCTTCACGATTTGTTTTTTGATCATCTTTATTATTGCTTTGACCAAAAAAGCCAGAAGCCTCATCTTCTTCAGCAATTGCGTGTGCATCTTCAACAATAGATTTTGTCATAATAATATTTCTTCCAGAAATAATTTCTTCGTTTTCAATTAAATATGTAACAACCGATTCAAGAACAATTCTGTAATCAGAAAAAGCCAAATCTAATGTATCCATTTCATGTAAAAGATGTTGTATCAAATGAAGCCAGGTTTTATTCCAAGAAACTATTGTATTAGTAGACACATATTTTCTAAAATCAATTATATCATCATTAACAACTTGCATAAATTCCTTAAAATTGACTAAGTTGTTAAGATAATAACTAACGTTATAAGTATTTGATAGCCAGTTTCTTATTTTTTCTAAATGACCTTTATCACCTAAAACTTTCCACATTTTTGGAAGCCTGAATTTTTCATTTGGAGTTTCTTTTAATAATGTAGTAAATAGGTTATTAACTAATCCTTTATATTGTAATTCTATTATATCTTTGCTTAAATTCTCATCGTTATTTATTTGTGCCCATTCCATGTTGTCAACACATAATTGATTATCTTTAAACATTTTCCATTGATTTCCTAATTGATGAATAAGTTTGTGTTCTTTAGAATAATCATAAGTATCAATATTTATAGCATTTTTTGAAAAACTAATTTTAGGAACTATTGGTATAATAGTTCTGATTTTTTTGGAAATAATTATATTAGAACTCTTATTCTTCTTTAGTTTTTTGAAAACTCCTATATTTGATTTATAAGAATAGGTGAAATTATTGTTTTTTTGTATATTGTCTGAATAATTCCATTTATTTCTGGCATGAGTTATTATTTTTGACTCTTCAATCAAGGAATTATCTTTTGCCCATAAAGATTTATTAGTTTCGCTATTAAAAGCAAATGTGTTTAATATTATCTTAATTCGAGCTTCATGACTTATAGCTATTTTTGAGTAAATATATGACGCAATATACAATCCAACATTATTATATAATTTCTTTTCAAAGTTTTTTCTTGTATTTTTAATCTCTTTTATAAGACGTTTACTCAATTTGACTAAAATCTCTTTAGAACTTGTTTTATCCTTTTTAAGCTTTTTCCACGCAATATATGTTTTTTTTAAATTAGTACTAAATTTAACAAGATTTTTAATAATTTTTTCAGGTATCTTTGTATCATATAATTCTAAATCATCAAAACTGAAAAATGATACATAAGAATTCCAATCTGCTTCAGTTTTGAAAAATTCATCAAGTGGTTCTTTATAGTTATCAATAGATAGTGAATTATTTATATTTTGGCCATATTGTTTATGAGAACTGAATTCGTTAAATATTTTTATGAAACCATCTACAAAACCATTACTTGTAATATGTGAATATATTTCTAAATCTTTACCCAAATGATTTGATAAAACATAAGAAGTATTCAATCCTTTAGTAATATCTACATTAACCCTTTGTATATTATATACATCATGAACATCATCTTGACTTCCTATAATATCCCCATTGATAATACTAACAATGTTTTTAGTATTTGTTTCTTCTTGTCCCCATTGATTAATAAGACATTTTAAACATTCTTGTTCATTATCTTTTGTAGAAATATTTGCTTCTAATTGAAGAATAATGTGTTTTGGTAAAAATTCCCTTCCAGTAAATATATCTATAAAATAATATGGATTTTCACCGTCAAATTCGGCATTCCTAACATATTTACCACCAAATAATATTTGTAATTGTGTTTTACTTCTTAAAACTATGTTACTTATTTTTTTTGAATTGTTCCATACTTCAATAGTTTCAGAAAATAGACTTAATGAAGAATCATACAAATCATTATAAATTTGTTTTGAAATAGACTTATTTTTTGATTCTATAGTATATTGCTGAATGCCATCTCTTTGTTTTGAATTCTTAAACACTTTTTTTTCAGTTAGTCTTTCTAAATATGAATCATCTTCAATGTTTAGAGAAGTCCCTTCAAAATTATTGATTATTTCTGATATTTCTTTACTATTTTTGAAATGAGATATTACTATAGAACGGGGCCAAATTTGATTATTATCCCATACAAAATCATTAATGAATGGTTTTATAGTGTCATAATTTACTTTGTTTGATTTATCTATTTTTGAATTTAACAATTTATCTGGAATTTTTACTGGATTTAAAGGTACCTCAAATAGTCCAAGTTTTTGATTCTGTTTTTCAATATAAAGTTTTTGATTAGAAGGTTTAGTCCATGAAGACTTGACTGAATTTTTTGTTGTTTTTTTTGGTTTAATAAGTTTTATTTTGCTTAAATAATTATTTGGAATATTTTCAATTGATGTATTAAAAATTGAAAAAGCATTTTTACCTACTGAATCATATATTTTTGAAAACATTTGTACTGATGGTGGTAGTTTTTCTAAAATAGTATTAGTGTTTTTTACTTTGTATTTTTTTATTAGTGCCGAATCTTGTGTATTAGGTATAATATCTTTTTTATAAATATAAGAAGGATTCAATACTATTGGTAGTCCATTTTGTTCACATTCTATAATGCTTTTTGTAGTGAATTGATTAGAATTATGTGTAACAATAAGACTTTGTAACTGTTTTTCAATAAATTGATAATAATCTAATTGATTATAATCTTCATTATTGGCAGTTTTCCAATCAAACTCTTCATTATCACTTTCATCTGATTGGTCATTATAAATGGGCTGTTTTGTTTTTAAATCTGTTTTTTCTAAAACTGGTACAATATTTTTACTGTCAAGTTGTTCTAAGTTTTTTTCCCAATTTTTCATAGCATCAAATTTAGTATATAGTGAGCTAAATACATGTTCAATTAGATTAATTATATCTTCGTCTTCTATTTTTGAATTTTTGAACATTTCACGAATTGCCATACCTATTTTTTCTCTCTTTTGGTCCTCAGTTAATTCTTTTTCGGAAGCAGGTATTTGACCCTTTATTCTAAAGATATCTTTAGTTTCTTCCAATTCTTCTTCGCTATCGAATTCACTATCACTATCACTATCTTCTTGTATTTCAAGAAAATCCAGAATATGATTATTATTCAATTTAGATATACCATTGTATACATTAACTTCAATATCTTCATTGAAAACGGGTTTTTTGTTAGGAAATAATCTTTGATTATTTCTGGCAGTATGATTATAACATACTAAAATATTTGATTCTTTGTTTATTGAAATAATTTTAAACAAATTACCTGGATCAAATTCGGTGTTGTTATGAGTAGTAACAATGTTATATAATTTTCCAGATTCCAATTTTTTTAAATAAGCTGATTTACTGTATCGAGTACTAAAAAAATCATTATCTATGTTTGATTGTATTATGTTTATTAAAAATTCTTCTTCTTTAAACTCAAAATATGGTGAATCCGTTTTAGCATATATATGTTCATTAGTATTTGAAATATCTATTCTGTAATTAAATCCAAACCAGTCTTCTTTTTCAATTGTATAATCTGCTATATTAATAGTAATTTCTCCGTATTTAATATCAGGGTCTAAATAAGTAATTATCCCAATAACTGATTTTCCCAGATTTTGTGATTGAGAAACAGGGGGCTTATTAAGTTCCAATTCAATTTTATCACCAATTCTCATTAATTGTATAATCTTATATTTTTATCTGAAAATATGTAAAACAAAAACTTAACACATATGTTTAATGGAGTTAGGATATAGTTTTTCATTAAGTTTTGAAGATCTTCAATTGGGATCCCCTTTTGGGTTAAATTTTTTAAATAATTCTCGAAATGAAATGATTAGTTCAGTAGAAACTGAATTTCGTAATTTAATAATAAATCAAACAACAAATGTTATTAGCAATGAAAATGAAGAAAGAATTTCAAGAATGTCAACAGAAAACTTTAAAGAAAGAATCCGAGAATTATTAGAAGATTTTTTATCATATGTTCAATTTCATGTTACTATTATGAGCAGAGCAAAACAACAAGAAATAAAACTTAGCAATCAAGACTATAACAAATATATTGTTAGTAGAAAAGGTAGTGTCAAATTAGCAAAAAAACTGGATCAACACAATGAACAACGATTATGTCCGATTTGTTTGGAACCATTACTTTTAAAAAGAATGTGGCATAGTCCACATTGTGATCATTTGTTTCATCCAAAGTGTTTAAAATATTATTTAACAAAAAAATGTAAAAAACCCTTGTGTCCTGTATGTCGCACAGATGTAAAAACTGATTAAAGAATAATAAATGGATATTAGCAAATTAATGTTCAAATTTTTACAAAGAATTGAAGGAGGTATATTTGAAAAACTTGGGCAAATACAATCAAATGAAATTAATTTCGAACAAAATATAACATATGAACCTTCGTACAAAATATTACCAAAAATACTATTTGATGGAAATATAGAATCATTAAAAATAGAGGAAAAACCCGTTTTTAAAGGAACAATTGGAACTATTTATAGTGGATATTATAACAATAAAAAGATTTTATTGAAAGTTGTTACTCATAATACAAAGCAAAATGTAAAAAGGGATTTGAATTCAATTAACTTTTTCGGAAAAATTGTTTCATTGATATTACCACATGTTTCTTTAATGACAACCGAAATATGTGATAAATTTGTTTGTGAAACAAATATAGATAGGGAAAAACAAATGTGTAATCTTATTCACAAGAAAAATTATGACACATCTTCCCCCATGAAGAAAAATATAGAATTTTTAATACCAGTAATAGAATTATCACATATTAATGGAGTATTCGCTTATTATTATAAAGAAGGTGTCCCTATTTATAATAACATAGAATTAAAAGAAGATATTGGTAAAAGAATAGCCCTTTGTTTTTTCAAATCTATTTATGAATCTCAAATTATTTTTGGAGATATGAATCCTGGAAATATATTATATAATCAAAAAAGTGATATAATTAGTTTTATAGATTATGGATGTGTTTTTGAACTAAATAGTAATCAAATAGAAAACATAAAATGTTTACACAAAGCTCAAAGAACAAAAGATAGTTTGTGGAATTATTTAAAAAATTGGGACGCTCCTCGTATATTATCAGACACAATTTACTACAAATCTAGAATATTTTATGAAGAAAAAGAAACAAAACACAATTCAACTACATTTTTGGATATATTAAACTATACTAATATAGCTAACACTAAATTACCAAATGAATTGATTGTTACAATTAGAGCGACTTATCAGTTAATAGAGCTAAAACAACTATTAGGCCTTTCGTTTGTTATATCTGAATATTTTGAATTGATTTTGTAATATCTTAAAAGAATCTAAAAAATATAGTAGTATGGTTACTTTCATTAATACTGGTAATACATGTTATTTTAATGTTTTAATGCAAATATTAATATTCAGTAGAAAATACCCCCAATTAGAAACACAAAAAAATAAGCTCCAAACAAGTTGGTATTATATTATCAATAAGTTACAAAAACTTAAAATTAATACTATATATAATCCTGTATTGTTGTTTAGATTATTGAAATGGGAACAATTTTTTAAAAAAGGAAAAAAACATGATGCTCACGAAGCTTTTTTACATTTAATAGATTATATTAAATACAATGACTTTAAAGGAAAGGAAATTGAATTTATGAATACAGCTGATGCACCATATGAAAAGAATTTAAGAAAAATAAATATTAATTCTTTAGAAATTAGTGTAAATCATGATAACTTAAATGATTGTTTACAAGAATATTTTAAAATTGAATCTATTTCTGATTGGAAAGATTCTAAAAACAAAAAACGTGAACTACAAAAAACAACCAGAATTTATAAAGCTCCGCTTAATTTGGTAATTTTACTAAGACAAACTTATTTTTCAAAGAAACGTTTATTATATCCATTGAAATTAGATATAAATGAGTGGTATGTTGGAAAAACTCCCATATATTATTATATTCGTAGTGTAGTAATTCATAAATATGAACATTTCTATGTTTATTGTAGAAATGGTTCAAAGTGGTATTTATTTAATGATGAACAATCAATAGAATTAAATAACAATAATTGGATGCAAGAAGAAGCACCATATATGCTTGTTTATGAATTAATTCAAAAATGAAATAATTTTTGAAAATAACTTCTTGATTCTTTTGTAAGATAATTATACTTTTTATCACTATATTTACCACAAACACGTCCTAATTCGTATATCTCATTTTGATTATTTTTAGATAATAATATTATTGTTGGATATTCACAAATTTTGTTGATATTTATTATTTTTTCTCCCCAATCTATAAAAATCGGTATTTCTTTTTCAAGATGTGCTATAGTTGTTTTAATCAGTTTTTTTGCACCAGAAGATTTTGTCATCCATTTTGGTAGCGGTGCTATAACACATATTGAATCGTTTTTTATACCTTTATTTAATAATTTATTTCCCCATTCTTTTGCAAGATCCTTAGTTTCTTTTGTACATATTAATATATGACTATAGTTTTCCCATTCAATAGAAATATCATGTTGATTTTTTAATTCATAAGTATGAAATTTTTGTATACTTATTGCTCTTATTGCTAATAAATGTAATATAAATCCAAATAAATGAAATCGCATAATTAATATTATGTTTTAATACCTGATAATGCACAATATGTAGTTAAAATTGACCCACAAATAGAAAAAGGATAATTTGCATATATATACCACATGTGTTGTACTATTTTTTTTCCATTATAGTAATTTGCATTTGCTTTGATAGGTAGATTGTATATATAATAAATAGTTTTGTCTGTTTTGTATATTGTTTTTCTGCTTTCACTAAAATTACGATATGGTTGCAATAACCAGTACATTTTTCTAACATTATATCGAAGAATTAGTTTTGAACTATTTTGCAATTCTTTACAAAACTTTCTGAAAATGGGTTTGGATGGAACTTTTATTTTATGAAAATAGATACCTATTCTTGAAAGCATAATAAATATTATTTTTGAAAATTTATTATATTTTTACAAAAGAGCAAATTTACTATTGCTATATTCTCCAAAGACTCTACCTAACTCAGTTATATGTTGTTTTTCAGTTTTTATCAAAATAATAGTTGGATACAGGTTAATATTATTTGCTTTAGAAAAAGCTTCTTCCCAGTCAATAAATATAGGTATTCTCATTTCGAGAATATATATACTTTTCTGTATTAAGTATTTGGAACCAAATGGTTTTGTATACCATTTTGGTATGGATAAAATTGGACAAATATTTTTAAGTTTCTTTTTATAAATATGGTGTGCCCATTCTCTACAAGATTCATATGCCCCTTTTTTACAAACAACTAAATATTTACAGTTAGGCCAATATATTTCTTCGTTTCTTTGGCTTATTAGCATTGGTGTGTATAACTTGCTTTGTATACTAGGTTTAAAAAAACTACAAAAATACAGTATATAAAAAAAGCTTTGTTTCAACATATCTATAATATTTGTCTTACATTTAAACTCTTGTGTAATATTAATGGGTGAAAAATATCATTACAAGAATTATGTTAAATCTTTTAAGAAAAAATTAGCATATAAAACACAAAAAGGTGGTGTTGAAACAAGAAATACACAAGGAAAGATTGATCAGGATGAAATAGAAGAGTTCACTACATTATTATCAAATAAGGAATTAACCCCATTCGAGGACGACTATCTCAATAAGCTTTGGAATGAAATAAAAGAAACAGATTCTAGTGAAGACGAATCCAAAGAAGATTCATCCAATTTGGATACTTTTTTTAAAAAACGTTTTAAAAGAAGACTCAAACATATTAGGGCTAATAAGCCATTAATTCCAACAAACATACAAGAATCACTTAAAGAATTAGATGAAAAAGGAATGGAATTGAAGAAAAAAACAGAAGAACTAGAAGAACTTGAAAAAGAGAAGCGACTGCAAGTGCCAGCGTCACAGTCACGAACGCAGCGACGCAGAGCGCAGCGCGCGAGGAGGAAACAGCGAGATAAGAAAATAATATTAAAAGAGGAAATTGATGAAAAAGATAAAATTCTAAAGGAAAAAATTGATGAATTTTCGAGAATTCTTTCAAAACGTGATGAAACGGAGACTATAATTGAAGGCCATTTATGGGAACCCGATGCCGGAGAAAAACCTATAAAAATTACTTTGGATAGAAACTATGAATCCGGACCAATTTTAGTAAATATAGGTCAAAACTTGCATCCGATTGAGGTTCCAACCACTGGAAGCAACTTGTACAAATATGATTCAGCTATTAAAGTAAATGTACCAGTTGGAGCTAAGGCTGGAGACATAATTTATATAAATAAAAGCCAAATAATGATACCCAATGTACCAGTCACTTTTGCTCATGGGGAGATTCAGACTCCTAAAAAACTTGTTTTTGAAATACAGAAGGGGGTCTGGCAAGACAGCAAAAATATTGATAGCAAATACAATATACAAAAGAATGTTGATAAAAAATCACTTGGTTTCTATGACCCACAAGGATATCATGGTGATAAGAGAATGGTACTAGATCCTGATACATTCGAAGATGATGAGGAAGATGATGAGGAAGATGATGAGGAAGATAATGAAGAAGATGAATCACAAGAAAGTTATAGTTATTCACCATCTAATGTATCATCGCTTACAACAACTCCAGTAAATAATGATGATTCTGATGAGAATGATGATGGGAAGGAAGACTTCGTCTCGCATCGCTTCGAGGAAGACGACCTCGTCGAGGCGCTATATATGGACGGGAATTGGTACAACGCCAAAATTCAATCCCTAGAAGCCGACGGCAGGTACTTCATCGAGTGGACAGATCCGCGATTGCGCCACGGCGTATCGCGATCCAGCAAATTCACCACGATCAACGACGACGAGCTGCGGCCGGGACAGACTCTACGGCCGTGGAGCATCCGCAATGACTCACTCGTGCATGCCGTGGAGAAGGATGATGATGATGAAGATGATGATGAAGATGATGAAGAAGATGAATCACAAGAAAGTTCTAGTTATTCCCCATCTAATGTATCATCGCTTACAACAACTCAAGTAAAGGTTGCAGAATCATCGCCATTATAAAAATTTGATATGAAATATGGAATGTCGAATATGTTTTGATAATACTAATGAACCACTAATTTCTCCCTGTAAATGTACTGGTAGTATGCAATGGGTACATAGAACATGTTTACAAAAATGGATAAATATCAAAAAAGACAATAAATGTCCAGTTTGTAAAGAAAATTATATTATAAATAGGGATAAAACTCAGGGATTTGTGTCATATCTTCTTGAAAGCGATACATTTACGACTATAATAAGTGGTTTGTTATGTTTGTTTATTATAAATGTTTCATTTCATTACAAAATAAGACCCAATACAATAGCATTGAGTTTTTTTATGATAATCTTTGGAATGCATTACATTCAAGTTTTTTTTCAACATGAAGAAATAAATTTTGACGAACTATTTGAAACAATGATTATTTATTCTGGTAATGGTAGAAATCAATATTCACATTTCGCAGTAATTGGGGCAAGTTTTTGGTTGATAATAGATAAGTTAAAACATAAAATGTTGATTCCTTATGCGTAAGATTTATTTAATAATGTAATATTTAATGGAGGTACAAGACATATATCCAAAATTAGCTGAAAAAGGTTCTTGTAAAAAGTATGAGCCTATTCAAGGTGAACAAATATTGTATAGTCGTAAAAAGAGAAAATATTGTAGAAATAAAACTAGACGTAAAACAGTAATTACAAAAGAAAGTCCAGACTTGGGGCGCGAACCTCAAAATGTTTGTAAAAATTCTAGTAAGAAAGATTTAAAAGAAATGGCATTATTGTTAAATATAAAAGAACCTGAAAAAGTATGTACATTGATAAATTCATGGAAACAAACTTATAAAAAGCCAAATATGAAGCAAATAAAGCTAGTCGCATCAATTCTTGATATATCTTATGAAAGATATAGTAATAGTTTTTTGAATTCTTCTTCTAAGAAAGATTATGATATAGAATTAAGAAGAAAATTATTAGATTCAATTGAAAAAAAGATAAAAAATAATTTGATACCATCATTTCAATATTGGATAAATATTGAAAATAGGGATTCAGTTAATTGGACGATAATATTATTGTCAAAAATAATATTGCCTGATAATTTTCCAGAACATTCTGATTTAAAAATAAGTGAAGATTTATACAAACATTATTTAATTTTACTTGGAAAAGAAGATGAAAAAAAAAGAAACCAATTTTTCGATGAAGAAAATCCAGGTTTTGAATATTTAAGCGATGAAGGAATAAGCGAATTAAAGGAAGCTTTAATTGCCAAATTTTCAAGTTGTGTAAGTAAATTTGTATTTAAAAAGAGAGCATTATCTTGTTTAGTTAACAAATCTATATACTCAAAAAACAATTATGATCCTTTAGAGTTTTGTAAAAAAGAAATATTAACACGCAGTTATGATAATAAAAAATTTAGTATACCTTACAATGAATGTCTTATTGATAATTGTTCAGAAAATATAAAAAAACAAATCCAATAGCGCATTTTGAAAATGCATGTAAACTATCTATAGCCTGATGGAAGATGGTGCAAATCAAATTCTATATTAGTTATGCGCGTACTGCTAGGTCTGCCATCCCAAGTAGTTCCAAGTCCATCCTTTTCATAAAAATCTCCTCCTGTCTCCCACGCAGATTGTTCTAAAAGTTCATTATTCTGTGGTTCAATTTTATGATCATTATTGCGCTTTACACTATTGTCTATTAGTATAGAATGATAATACTTTTCTTTGTTTTTCTTAATTTCGTCCCATCTGAATTCAATAAGAATATTAGACCGTAACTTATTGTCGTCTTTTTCATACCAAGCACCCCCTTTACAGTATCTTTTTAGATGCTGATTCTGTGGAATTATTCTATAACTGATTGGGTAACCTAAATATGGTACATTGCGCTCCTCTCCCTTGTCATCAACCTTAAGGTCCTTATTATCTTTTTTTGTAATCCATCTAAGCCATTTGTATGCAACAGTGGTTGGTTTACCTAGGCCATTTTTATAAATTAAATCATCAGTATCATATTCAGTTCTGAAACTAAGATCCCAATCTAAATCATGTGGTCCTCCATAAGGCATTCTCTCAAAGTAAAGAATGGGTAATTCAATAACACAATAATACATTCCCTTTTCAGATGAAACACTAATGGCTCTTCTTACAGAGAAATAGAACTTATTTGTTAATTCGGTCATAAGCTTTTTCTCCTTTCTCTTTAATGAGCGTTTCCATTCTTCCTGTGCGAAGAACTTTTTATCTATGATGACTTTTAAACTATTTTTTGTTTTGGTTGTAATTTCATCCATGATATTTAAAGATGATTGTAAATTCTCCATTTTATTTTGTTGTTTTAGTGATATATTGTTATATACAAAAACGTATAATCATTTTTATAAAATTGATAAAAACATTGGATATAAATATGCAAAATAAGAATAACATTACAAAAGTATATGCATTATTAGCATTACATAGTTGGCCAAAAAGAAGAATGGAAGAAAAAGGTGAAACATCAAAAAGATATAAGATGTTTTACAAAAAAACAAGAAAAATAAGTCTAAATTCAAAAATATTGAAAGATTATAATAAAATACAAGACTTAACTACATCCAAATATGTGACTTATATTAACAATGTAAATAATACAGTAGTAATGTCAATACGGGGTACTGATGTAGCACAATTTGAAGAAAACGATTTTTATACGGATGCTTTATTATTTCTTGGAAAAGAAAAGAATCGTTCTATTTATAAAAATAGCTATAACAATTTGAAACAAATATACAAAAAATATCCAAATTATAAGGTAATACTTTTAGGTGCATCATTAGGTGGCAGAGTTGCGATTGATTTACTTGATTCAGATTTAGGTGAAAAACTATACGAAGTACATGTATTTAATTGTGCAACAGTACCATTAAATCTTTATAAATCAGCAGTATGTCATATGGATAATATGACAAAAAAAGATATGAAATTTTGTAATAATCGAGATAAGTTACATATTAATCTTGTAAATAACGATATAATATCAATTTTAAGCCTTGGTGAGAAAGCAAAAACAAAAAAAGTATTTACAAAGAAGAAAAAAAGCGCTAGGTATTTAGTTGGTAAAAACAAAAACATAAAAACAAATCATTCAATCATGAATTTTATATGAATCAATATCATTATCCATTGCATTGATGCCTAAAATGTATACATTATTTTATAATTGAACAATTCAAAATCCTTTTTATATATTTTATTTATAGTTTTAATGGTCTCTAAATCAAAATAATCAGGTAAATTATATTTTTTTATGCTTGAATATTTAGTTTCTAATTTTTCAAATTTAACTTCATTAATTTGAAAATCAGAATTACATATAAACATATATTGCGGGTAATAATGAATAATTTTACTGTTAAAATTTGTATTAAAATCGTATTTTGTTAGATCTTCCTTGACCCAATTTTTAAAATCATTTATATTAGATTTGTTATTTAGATAAAAAAAAGCACTTATAACTCTGTTGTATGGATTTCTAGTATATGTATAGTAGTTAATCTGTTGTCCTTTTAAAAAACTAATATACTTACTATTACACATAAAGGGTATATGTGCCATATCAAAATTATTTTTCACGTACCAATATTTTTTTAAAACAATATTATGTGATGTTTTTTTAATGTTATTCCTTATGAATTTCCCTGAATTTTTTGGAATATGTATATAACAATACACTGTAGTATTATTTTTATAAATTAGCATAATATATAAAACTTATAAAAAATGTAAAAAAGCTGATGATGAGGTGTGTGCTGAATTTTAAATGTTTCTGTTGATAATCTTGAAATGGTTTTTCATAATGTGTGTGAAACTATATTCAGAAAGATGCTGTTAAAATGTAAAGAAGAAGAAAGTTCAAAAGAATGTAGTGAATTGAATAATAATTTTGATAAATTATGTAGTAAAAAGGGTACTGATTGTGACTTAATGTATAATATTCTTTTAGAATGCTGTTATGCAAACGTATGGAATCATTCAAATAAACAATGTAAAATTCTGAATAGTATTGTAAAGAATGAATGTGATTAACTTTCTAATTTTTGGGGCTGTGAAACAGATGAAGCTGTTATAGTTGGTTTTGAGACAAATTTCTCTGTTTGTTCTAATTCAATATTAGCCAGTTGTTTCATTTCATCTTCATTTGCTTTGTCTTTTTCAACAATGTCTTTAATATCAACCCTAGTTTCTTGTAAATTAAATTTTTTCATTACAAGGGAAGATTGTTTAAACCAATCGCAATGAGATTTCATAATATCGTTAAGTTTCCAATAATTCATCATGAATGCGTGACAGCCATATGTCCATGCAACTTCTGGATTTGTATTATCTTCGTATTCTTCTGGAATTACAATAGTATAAATATTTTGATTTGAAAATGCAAAAGATTTAGGATTGACTGGAGAACCGACTTCTTTTGATGTTAATATTCTGGCGTTATTTGAAGTATGTAAATTAACTAATTCATCAAGAAGTGTATGACTTGTTTCTCCAGTTACTATAAGAACAATTTTGTTTAATAATTTGCAAACTGGTTCTCTGGCAACAGATTTTTTTGAATGATATGAGTATCTTGGTTCAAGAATATGATCTCCATGTATAGAATTAACAAATGTGTTAGCAATTGTATCCATAACTCCCAAATTATTGGTTTTAATATTAAGATGAATTAGTAAAGGATCGTCGTATTTTTCTACAAATCCATAACTTGAGATTACTTCAAACACTTCTTCTAATGATAAATAATTGAGAGATTTAAGTCCTCTATATTCTGAACGTATTACTGGTACTATTTCATTATTAATATCTTGTGGATAAATATCAAAATCTAAAAATCTGGCTCCTGCTTGTAGAACAGTTTTTAACATTTCTGTACTAACATAATTGCCAGAAGAATAAGGAGCCACACAACTTTGATGACTGGATGCAATATAAAAATCAACTAACTTAGCACCATTTCTTTCATCACATGCGGCGATAGCAGATGTAACACATCCATCAATTTCTCGACATTCTATGCTATTAGATGTATAATAATCGCCGGTATGATATGTAATACATCTGGAAATGGGTTTTACTCCAATCATTAATTCATTATAGAGAACTTGTAATGATTTAATGGCATTATTCTCACTAAGTTCAAAATTGACATTTTTATTAACAAATGCACAGCTGAAAAAAAAGTGTACACCAAAAGCAATTGTTATAGCACATGTAATAAGTACAATTAATACTGAAATAGGTTTATGTCCACCTCCAAGAATTGTCAAATATAAACCAAGAAATATTAAAGATGATATAGAGCCCATAAAAATAAGTCCATTGTTCATAATTTGATTTGGTTTATTGAAACATGCCCTTGTTGATGGAGAATGATTAGTCATTTTGATTAGGGCATAAATATATAAAGTGATAGAAAGTCCGATAATAGAATACTTTTCAATATTTTTAAAACCAATTGATTTAATTTTGTTTTGTATATTTTCTATATTAGTAATAGTTTGTAGATTTTGTGGCATTGCCATATTAGTTAATCTGTTTGTATTATCCATTCCTTAACAATTTATTAGATTTAAAAATGTACACACACACAAAAATGATAACTATTTAGTTAAAAATATTAAATACCAAGATTAACAAAAAACTGCCATAATGGCGGATAAAGGGAAAATTCCAACCAAAACGCAAATTAATACATTGAAAAAGAGTGATGCCAAACTAAAATTAGAATCTTTAAATCTAGATTCAAATGGATCACGCCCTGAATTACATGAACGTTTGATGATTTATTATCATGGTAATGATTCAATAAAAAAAGAAAAAAAGGTGAAATCATCGAAAAAAGATGTACCATGTAGAAGTGCTATTCGATTAATGAAAAAAAAGGAAATAATTTCTATTCTAAATGAATTGAATTTGCCAACAAATGGTGGAAAAGATGATTTGGTAGAGAGACTGGATTCATTTTATAGGCCAAATAATAAAGACAAAAAAAATAAACAGCCATTGAATAACGCTTTGAAAGAAAAGCTAAAAGGAAATCTTACTAAAAATCAGATTAGAAACATGACTAAAAATGATCTAAAAGAAAATTTAGAAAAATTGGGATTATCAACAAGTGGTGCAATTCTTGAAATGTCAAAACGTTTAGAAGAACATTATCATCCACCATTATGTTCAAATATATCTACAAAATCAAATTTACCTACCTGTAGTATAAAAAAAGAAGTTTTAAATGACCAAACAAGTACATCAAGTACATCACCAGTACAAATCATATTGTATAATGGAAGGAAGATAGGTGTTATGTTTGAGAATTTACAAGTATTAGAAGAGTCTTCTGATAATGATGAATGGATCAAAACAGATTTATATTGGGATTTAGAATCGTGGTGTCCATATTGAATTTTGAAATAAAAATTCCGTTTTTATTGCTTAAGTTTAACCTATGCTTAATATATCTATGAGTCATTTATCTCAATTTAATTCTGCGGTTCATGGATTAGTTGGAGATTTTAAAAAAATGAAATATTTAGAGAAAGATGTATTAAAATTAGAGACATACATAGAGATAACCCATATTAACGCGCGTTCAATAATAAGTCAATTTCAAACTCATGTATTGAAGGATATATTTGTTTCAAATATACTGTCAAATAATTTTGATTTTTTTATGAAATATGATGCAACAGAAATAATAGCAAAAGAAGCAAAAAATAACACTGAAATAAATTATGCTCATTCTTTAATAAAACGAATACAAGATTTGGTAGATACAATGCGTAAGAACAAGTCTTATGAAAATATTAATGCAACATTTAATTGGATAAAAGTTTTATGTTATCATGCATATTCAGATTTAGGTATTAATGCATCTGAAAAATTTGCCCAATTACAAAGACAAGGAGCAAGTTCTAGTGCATAAGAAAAATATAGACATATAAAAATCAAAAATCAATTGGGTGATGAAAACTTATATTTATATATTTATCAACTGCCATTTGTCCAATTTTAATCAGTTCATTTTTTTGTTTTTCAGAAATATCAAAATCACATGAACCTATATTATTTGGATATATAATGTTTATTGTATCTGTGTTTTCTTCGTCAGTAATTCTCCCATGTTTTTCTTGGGATGCATAAAATATAATATTTAAAATTGCCCTAATATATTGAATAATATTGGTAGGTTTAGAAAAATTATTTTGTGTTGATTCAAGAACACTTACAAGATTACATGCTAATGATGGAGTATTTGGGAAAGCATGTGCGGGTAGATTAGCATTAAGGGCGCCGTCAACAAACATTTTATCTTCCCAATAAACTGGTTCAAAAAAAAGAGGTATAGTTGATGATGCGCGACAAGCAACACTGACAGGCATATTCGGATGACTATGTCTATCAATCATTTCATATTGTCTTGTAATAAGATTACATACTCCGACTCTTAATTCATTGCCACTAAGTTCATATAATTGTTGCATGGTACATTTTTCGATACCATATTTTGATACAAATAAATCTTCAAGATAGATTTCAATATTTTTTCCAATATAATAGCCATAATTTTTAATCAAATTAAAAACTCGTCTAATAATACCAGGTTTTCCGTCTAAATAATCCTGTAAAGGTATATTCTTAATAGCGACTATTAATTCATTACCGGTAAATCCAAATGCTAAAAGAGATGCAGCTTGTGCCCCAACAGAAGTTCCTGCAAATTTGTTTATATTAGTTAATAAGCCCTTTTCTTCAAGTCCTTTTACAACTCCCGCATAAATAATTCCAAGTGTACCCCCACCTTGAAACAATATGGCTTGTGGTTTTTTTCCTTTATATGTACATTTAATATTAGGTTTAAATTCTAATGTGAAAGCTAATTCAGTGAATAAAAAAAATGTAAAACATTTCTTAAAGGTAAAAATCATAATAATATTAATGATAAGTTTACTTTAAATAGAATGAAATTATTAAACAAAATACCAAGTGAAGTTATTATAAATATTGTAGAGCCGTATACTCGAAAATATCAATCAAAAGAATTGATCGATGATATAAGAAGTTATCATTCTACATTGAATATAATATTTTTCAAATATTACCATAATTTGTATGACGATTATGGTAATTATTTTTTAAATAATGGAATATATGAAAAAATTAAAGTAAAAGTTGGTCGTTTAGTGTGGTATTTTTTGGAATTGGATATACTTATTTTTATGTTAACAAATAATTTATTACCAAATTTGTCAACAATTATTGACAACGCATATTCAAGAGTTCTTGTTGAAACTATACAAGATGAATATACTGATTATTGGTTATTTGATATTATGAATGAATATAAGAAAACAAAGAAGCGGGTATGTTTAATGTGGGGTAAATTAAATAATAATGAACGTTTGTATTTTATTCAAAATTATATAATATGATGAGCACTTTCTTGGAATACAGCTGTATATGTGGAGTTTAGTCAAATAACTATAAACTAAAAAAAAGATACTTCTAAGGTAATGGAAATATCTTTTGGTAATATAATTATATTATTGGCTTTTATTTGTTCTATAGTAATTTTTTGTGTATGTACATTTTTTAATCCTCATCCGTCTAGTTCAAAATTCCTTTTAATAGAAATACTAAAACAGTCTTCCTTAGTATATTTTTTGATACAAGTTATTGGAATAATATATTATACTGGATATTTAACTATTGATAAAGAGCATATATTACCGTTAGTAATTGGAATTAGTGTTTATATTTTAACAATAACAATGGGATATGCTCAAAATTACAATTGTAAAAAACCAAAAAGGACAACAATATTGTTACAATCTTTGAAACCCGTAATAGCAGTAATAGTAACTTTTATAATAATATTGAAAGTACCTATATTAAGTCAAGGATTTTACGATTTAGTTGGAAAAGAGTCTGATTCTGATTTAGCAATGTACACATCTCTTGGATTTTGGATGGCGGGTTCTTTATGGCCATCTATTCCATTAGCATATTTTTCTATTGAGCAAGATTCTTGTAGTAATAATTCAGAAATAAATATAACAGAAATTCCGGATAAGGTAGCTATTCCTGAGACGATATAGTAATATACTTGTAAATTTGTAAATATCTTTTTTCACCAATTTTAGCAGACTTTGTAACATGTAGAAATGTAGACTTATCTTCAATACCTTGTAATAAAGAAGTCCAATTCGGATAATTATTAGCAATTATTTGGGCTATTTTCTTAGAAATACCTGGAATTTGACTAATTTGTAAAATAAAACATATTTTAGGAGTTAGGTTTTGTTTTTTTGAGACGTGTAATGTTTGAATATATTCTTCTTCTATTGACAATTTAGAAATATTATTATTGAATGGTACATGATTATAAAGTTTAGAGTCTTTTAATAATTTTTCTTTAATTAGTTGAATTAGATTCACAGTTTCTTGTATCGACCCTGTAAGAAAAACACACATTTTATCCTTGAATTGTAATCTAATAATTATTTGTTTCAAAATATTTTGGAATTTGGAATCATAATTCGGAACAGCACCTTCAATTATATATCCTTTTTGGATGAAATTAGATGCACAAATTCTTTTTTTTTGTTCTGAAAAACGTCCATCACACAAAGAACTTTGTAAATCTTTTATTGTTTTTCTTTCTAATACTACCAAGTTGGTTTTGTCATCAGATTTTATGATATGTATATCTCCAATATGAAGATTCGTATATGTAGCTAAATCTGGTCCTAAAATATTTTTAATTCCATTTTCTCGATAATCAATTAGAATGTTCATTTGTAATAACTTAGCATTTTTATATTTATATAAGAGTAAGATATGGACAATTACAAGATTTGTGTCATAGGTGCTCTGTGCTTGGTCATTTTAGGCTTATGCTATTTGATTAAAAATCGTAACGTCGAATCATTTGAAGATTCTGCAAAAAGCGAGGTAAAGGTTGCTGAGGAATCTGCCCCTGTCAAAAAATCCAGTGGAGGTAAAAAATCACAAGGTCCTGTTCCGGCTTCAGAAGGTAGCCAAGAACAACCAAAAAGACTTTTGGATGACGAAAACGATCCATTACTAGGAAATGCAAATCCTGCTTCTACTTTTCCTAAAGGTTCTCTAAAACCTCAAGACTTGCTCCCAAGTCAAGAAGCTACCGCATGGTCACATGCGAACCCTGTTGGGGCGGGCGAACTTGAGGAGCAGAACTTTTTAACTGCCGGATTCCACGTAGGAATCAATACCGTAGGACAAAGTCTACGCAATGCAAATTTACAAATTAGATCCGAACCACCTAACCCCCAAAAAAAGGTAGGACCATGGATGCAATCAACAATTGAACCCGATTTAAATCGCAGAGCTCTTGAAGTAGGCGGAGAAATGTAAACTTAAAGTTTATGTAAAATAATTTATTAACAGTTCTGGATTATTGATTTCATATAAAATATCATGAAGTAAGCATTCTAATAAATATGCTTTTTTCTTGATATAAGAAGTTTTCAAATTTCTAAACCATGACTTCCAAATCTGTATAAATCTCCAAGTATTTTTTGTATTTTTCATATATAAATTGGGATTATTAAGTACAATATCGGAATAAAAATTATAAAAATCAGTATATCTTTTCCAAGTTGAATACTCGTATTTGTTTGTTTTTAATTTTACTAAATATTCTGCAAAATTAGGAATATTGTCTTTGTTTATTCTAAAATGTGTTATTTGAATTCCAAAAGCGCCCCATTTTTTAAATGAACGTAAAACCATAATACCTGTAAATTTGGTGTATTTTGATTCAGATAAGTTATTGGATGAAGATTTATCATTGAATTTTTTGATAATATTTTTCTTAGTAATAGTGTTATATTTATCTTTTAAATCACGACCACTATATATATCTTGCCATAAAATCTGAAATTCAACTGATTCAAAACTGACCCATTCAGGTATTTTAACAAAAAAAGGACTATATTTATTTAAATCTCCTGATGTTGAACTTATATAAAAAAAATCCCAATCATATGACTTTGTTGTATTATTTGATTCAAAAAAAGTCATTTTTTAATATTTCTGTTAATGGAAGTAAACATAAAATTTTTATTTTTTGTTTAAAATTTTAGAATTATCAATATTTTCAGGACCATAGCTGAATCTTTGAAATACAAATGTTCTATTTAAGAAACTTTCTGATTTTTCTTCTTGTGACAACACAATTTTTTTACTATTATTTTTCTGATTATTATAGTAGTCTTCAAAATTTTTCGAATGTTCTGGTACATTCTTAAAGCCTAATTCAAACATTTTACGAGAAAAGAAATCGAAGTCAACTAAATATTCGGGATGAATCATATCAATACTTTGAACCAATACCTGAATTTCTTTACCCAATGAACTTACATTACCATTTTTACCAAAATTCCCATCATAATTTTTACGAATTCTTAAAGTTTCTGTACCATTTGTATTTCTATATACTAAATCGACTCCCTTGTTTTCATTAAGCTTATTATGAATTATATTTCCATCATAGCAACATCCTGCAAAATATCCACCAATCTTAATATTGTGTCCTATATTTTTTAGGAAATTTTCAAATATTGATTCATTCTTGAAGAAATAATGTAGTGAAAAGAATACTGTCGCAACATTAAAAGTATGCTGTTTGTCAAAGATTTTATTATCTTTAACATAATTTTTGTAAATCCCATTACTATTTGGCAAATCAAATGTAGAACTATTTGTAAATAGTTTTCCAGCATCACCAGATAAGAATACTATTTTATTTGGATTATAATTTTTATTTGTTCCATTTTGTTTTAGTTTTCTAAACAAACGCATATATGCTCCACTATTCTGGTGATGTAAATTATCAACACTATTGTCAACACCAATAACTTGTGCGTCATATTCAAAATATCTGGGTATATCACCACCTCTTCCAGAACCAATATCTAACAATTTTTTACCATCTGTTTTACCAATAGTATTTTCAAACAAACTATCTTTTACGCATAAACGATGGAATTTTCTTAAATTTGAATCAGTTCTTTTTCCATCATTATAATAAGTATCAATTTGTTCATCAATTGTTGGTATTTCTTCATTTCCGGTCATTATTTCTTTAGTTACTGGTAAATAATAAGAATGCCAAATATCAAGAGCCACTTTATAGAAATTGGGTTTATCCTTATCCTTACGAATACGTATCGGAGTCCACCTATATTCTTCTTCAGCATTTTTGTCATAAACCATTTCTACAATATCATTATTTGAAATCTTTGTGCCATTCCATTGTTCATTATTTTTACAACGAATTTTACCATCAATAATAGGAAGTTTTACATAACGCGCAGACTCATCTTCAGGATCAAATGGTTTAAACTCCTTTACTAAATCTTTCTTATAATATTGTTGAAAATTTTCAGTTCCATTCAGATTATTAATAAAACTTTCGCGAGTAAAAGGTTGTGGTTCTTGGTCATAAGTAACAGATAAAGAACATCTCATAAATTTACTCATTACATAACCAGATTCAGTTTTCAAAGGTCTTTCATGTTCATCCATAAAACGTATTTTAAAATCAATACTATTGAAAGTAAAATCTTTCCATTTGAGCAATCTATAAAAGTCTTTACCACTTTTAATAAATCCACTTTTATTTTTATCATACAAATCGTTTCCTCCAACTTTATCATTTGGGGTGAAAATCAAGCCATCATTTTCATAAATATTTTCATCTATATCCTTAAAACATTCAATACATTCAGAATGAAATCCTTTGGTTGTATTTGAAATAAATTTTTTAAGAATAACTCTTGGATTCAGACCATTAAAACTTTCTACAATCGTTTTGCTATTTACAATTTCTTTTGCTAATTCTAAACGTTCTTCGAAAAATTTATTACGAACATCTTTTCCTTTATAGAAATAACAATCAAATACAAGATAATCTGCGATTAATGATGAATCTTTAGTTTGATTTATCATTTCACCATCAAATACTGAACCTGCATATTTTTCATCAAAAATATATCCAGTTGGCATATATAATTCAGACTTTGAACCAAATAAGTATAACTCTCCGTTTTTATTTATTATTCCAGTCATTCTAAGTCCATCTGATTTTGGTGTCACATAATATTCTATTGCTTTTGATTTCATTACACGTAATCTATCCATGCTTAAAGATACAACATTAGGACTGATTCTATATTTTGCCTTATTTTTTTTAATAATATTCATATCAAGATCAGAATCATTATTCAAAATAGTTTTATAGTAAAATTTCTCAACGTCTTCAATATCTCTAATACATACTATTTTCCATACATTCCTACATGAACATAAAATGGTTTCTATAAGTTTTTTCCAATTATCTAATTCAAAAACTTTTCTATCATCTGTATTTAATATATTCGGTACATATTCTATCTCTATTTCGTGTTTTTCAGTAGTATCTAAAGTATTTGAATCTCTTAAAGTATATTCAATTATCCCAGATTTAACAACAGTCAAATCAACTGAATATCTTTCGTCAACCAAATATGAATATCTATTTTTTAAACGGAAAGTTTTTTTTAATTTTTTCCAGTTAGCGAGAACATTCCCAAAATCTGCCCCATTTTTATCAACAAAATTCTCTGTTTTCAAATTTATTTTACAACCGATACTTAGTTTTTCAGAATCATGTTTCTCTTTTTTAATAACATTCCACGCATTTGATGGAAGATTTGTTAATTTATCTGTCTTAAAGTATTCCTCAATATAATGTATACCATATATGCTAACACGATAAGAACCAATTGTTATATCCAGACTTTTTGAACGATCTTTTATATTTTTCCAATTTTCAGTACAGGTTTTTTTACGACACAAATTCATAACACGTGTAAATGAATCAACATTAACTTTTGGAGTAGTAATTATACATTCAAATTCATATTGATCATCATTATATGCTTTATTTGCATTTTTATTAATACTTTCTATGTCTAATAAAGATAATTCCATTCTTGTTACTGACATATTATTATAATTAATAAGTCATTTTTATTATATTTTTTTTACAAACTATTTTATCAAATTATAATAACAATTCAGATACTTGTTTTTCAGTTGTTTCTCTAACAAGTCGTACATTTGTAGCTTTTTGAAAATGTTGCTTATCTCCTTTTGTAATATTCATTGTCCTAAATTTAACTTTGTTTCCTTTATGTATCTTTTTGGTTTCTGTAAATACATATATACCTGTTTCTAAAGGATCATCGCATTTTATGAATCCACAACCACCTTTCACAACATTTGTTATTGTCCCAAATAATGTTATATATTTTTTTGTGGATTGTTTCTTCTTTTCATTGGTATTTATTTCCTTTTTTGGATTATCTTTGGATTTATGTTTTATTTCTTGTTCAGCAACACTTATTTGTAGCATTTCTAGTTTACGTTGTCGTAAATATACTGCTTCCTCAGTATCAGATATTCGCTTTTTTGAGTTTTGTAGCGTTTCCACTAGTTTCTCAGTGTATAATGAATCACCTTTATCCTTTTGTTTAACTTCTTGTTTAACTTCTTGTTTAACTTCTTGTTTAACTTCTTGTTTAACTTCTTGTTTAACTTCTTGTT